CAGAGCGTCGTATTCCGGCTTGTCGAAGTGCAGCTCCAGCTTGCCGGTTTCGCGATTGTGAATGTAATAGCTATCCACGTCCTACATCCTTTCTTGATTTGAAAACGTAGTATTATCCCCAGACGTGCTGCTGGACGTACTGCCCGCTGTCACGGTCAAAGTGCATCAGGGTTAAATCTACCCCGGTGCGCGCGCACTCCGCCACAAGCGCCGCCGTGCAGGCGGTCAGCCCGGTTACATACACTACCAGTTTCCGTAGCCCAACGAACGCCTGAAGCCGGAGGAACGCCTGAATGTCGCTATGGCGGTTGGCGACGTTTGGCGCTGGTCCATCGCAGGACGTGCCGATTCCGACACGTTCCAGAAGGAACGTGCGGATTGTTTCCCTCATCGCCTCGAAGTCGAGAGGATTGACATCCCCCTCGAAGATGTACTCCGCACAGGGCATCTCGTGACGCCCCTTAATAAGACCGACAGTAATAGTTTCCATATATACCTTCTTTCTGCCGGGCGTGTGCCCGACGGAGCATCAAAGCTCTGCAAGCCAGCGGGTTGCACCGAAGCCGAAGTCATGTTCCAACTCTTCACGCAGGCAGTACTGCTCTGCGTCCTCATCTGCCTCCAACCACTCCGTGTCATTCAGCCGTTCCGCTGGGACATTGCGGTCGTCGGTTAGGTACTGCTCCAGCCACATTTCTTGCCCCAGAATAGCCTCCTCCATGCCATTGTCGGGCTCCAGCATTTCATCCCAACTATCGAAGAATAAGGGGTCGCCGTTCGTCTCGACGCACACGCTTCCCGTCGCCGTGTCGAGGAGGATGTGCCCTCCTTCTTCCCAATTCCCATCGTAGTCCTCGTAGTGGTACGCAGTCACGCGCACCCTCCGATTCAAAATCGTCTTATTCATACGTTACCTCTTTCTGTCCGGAGCTTTTATTTTGCACCGCCCCTTGACACTATGTATTATAGCACAAGTTGCCCAACTTGTCAACACTTTTTCAGGATTTTTCGCAAGTTTTTTTGCATCTTTCCAGCGCTTTGTCTGCATTTCCCAACCGTCCGAATCGCCTATACTATAATCAGTAGGAGGTGGTGCGGTGTATATCCACTACAACCCTAATCCGCGCGGCTTGCGCGTCGGAGATTGCGCTGTCCGTGCAGCATCAAAAGCGGCAGGGGAGACGTGGGGCAGCACCTATGCAGCGCTCTGTGCGCTGGGCTATGACTGCGGAGATATGCCAAGCGCCAACCACGTTTGGGGGCGCTACTTGCATGAGCGCGGATTCACGCGCCACGCCCTGCCGGATACTTGCCCAATCTGCTACACCGTCGCGGACTTCTGCCGTGAGCATCCGCGCGGGGTGTACGTCCTCGGCATCGGCGACCACGTTGTGTGTGCCGTAGATGGTGACTGGTATGACGCATGGGATAGCGGCGCGGAAATACCAGCGTATTATTGGGAGATGGAGGATTGATGTATGGCGTATGGTTATCCACAATATTATCCACAGATTCCGTATTATAACGCGCAGCAGACAGCAATGCCTGACCAACTGGCGCAGCTTCGAGCTGCACAGCAGCCGATGATGCAGCAGCCAGCGCAGCCATCAAGCAACGGACTGATTTGGGTGCAGGGTGAAGCCGGGGCGAAGAGCTACCTTGTCGCAAATGGTGCGAGCGTGCTGCTGATGGACAGCGAGAAGCAGACGTTTTACATCAAGTCAGCGGACGCGGCGGGAATGCCGTCTATGCGCACGTTTGACTACACGGAGCGCAACGCATCCGTAAAGCCATCCAGCAGCGCGCAGGACGCGCCGGAGTATGTGACGCGGGACGAACTCAACACGCTTACAAAGCGCCTTGAAGCGCTGGAAGGGCGCAAGAAGAATGGGGTAACGCAGGATGAATCCACTGTTTAACGCATTCGGCGGCGGGCAGATGCCCGGAGCTATTGGCGACTTCCAGCGGATGATGCAACAGTTTCAGCAGTTTCGCGCGACGTTTCAAGGCGACCCGGAACAGGAGGTGCGCAAGCTGATTGCATCCGGCAAAATCTCGCAAAACCAGCTTAACCAGCTTCAACAGGCGGCGCAGATGTTTCAATCGTTCCTCGGTTCTTAACTTTGGCTATCATTGTTGCGCAACAATTTAGCATATACTTTAAAATTCCGAAAGGAGAAAAAACATGAGCATGACTTCGGAACTCTCCGCTTCTGACGTGGCTCTGCTTTCCGGCAGAAACAGCAACCAGAACGGCGACGGCTTCTTCGGTGGCAATGGCGCATACTGGATTATCATCCTTTTCCTCTTCGTTTTCTGCGGCTGGGGCAATAACGGATGGGGCGGCTTTGGCAATCGCAACGGTGGACAGGGTTCTGCCGTAGACGGTTACGTTCTCACCTCCGACTTCGCCAATATCGAGCGAAAAATCGACAACGTGAACAACGGCTTGTGCGACGGATTCTATGCACAGGCGCAGCTCACCAATGGCGTACAGATGCAGATGGCAAACGGCTTTGCGCAGGCGGAACTCGCGCGCGCCAATCAGCAGACCGCGCTGATGCAGCAGCTTAACGCGATGCAGGCACAGGCGGCGGATTGCTGCTGCAAGACGCAGACGGCGATTCAGGGCGTTAACTACAACCTTGCCACTCAGGCTTGCGATACTCGCAACACCATCCAGAGCGGCGTTCGCGACATTTTGGACAACGCCAACGCTAACGCCAGAGCGGTGATTGACGCACTGACGGCACAGCGCATCGAGGCGAAGGACGAGAAGATTGCAGCGCAGAATCAGCAGATTTTCGGCTTGCAGCTTGCCGCGTCTCAGGCGGCACAAAACCAGTACCTCGTGAATACGATTCGTCCTTGCCCTGTTCCGGCGTACACGGTAGCCAATCCGTTCTGTTGCAATCAGGCGCAGTATTGCGCCGGGTAAGCTCCAGACAGCTTCCTGCCTGTGCAGGATGAGCCGATAAACGGCAACTGAAAAAGCGGCGGGGCGTTGATTGATTCGCGCCCTGCCGCTGAAAGGAGAAAAATCATGGCTGAATATACTGCGGCGGCGGCTCAAACCGTCGCCAATGGCAACAACGTCCTTTTTACTGCCACGCCCGTCTGCGCCACGCGGTGCATCGTCCATCGTGAGGGTTCTGGCATCGTAACGCTACGGGGAATTACCAACGGACAGTGCCGCGCGCGTTTTCGCGTAAACTTTGGCGGCAATATCGCCATTCCGACGGGCGGCACTGCTGGTGCTATCTCTGTTGCGCTTGCAATCGCGGGTGAGGCGCTTCCGGCTTCTACCGCCATCGTCACCCCTGCTGCGGCGGCGCAGTACCAGAACGTCAGCATTGATACCTTTGTTGATGTTCCGGCGGGGTGCTGCACAACCATCAGCGTCAAAAATACCGCTGGCGTGGATATTGACGTGCAGAACGCTAACCTGATTGTCACGCGGGTTGCGTGAGGAAAGGAGAAACGCAATGAAATATCTTCACGAACTTAAAGAAAAACTCTGCGAAGAGCTGCAAGAGATTGCGGAGAAGCAGGATATGTCCGCGGGCGACCTCGAAGCTGTCCACAAACTGACGGACACCATCAAAAACATCGACAAGATTGAGATGCTGGAAGCGGACGGGTACAGCAATCACGGCGGCGACTGGGAAGCGCGGGGCAACTACGATGGTATGTACCGCGATGACCGATACAGCCGCCGTGGGCGCGATATGCGCGGACGGTACAGCCGCCACGACGGCACGGACAAGCGCCTGATGGACGAGTTGGAAGAGCTGATGCGTACCATCGAGCCGGGGAAGCGTGACGTGATTCGGCGGGCGCTGGAAGAACTGAAAGAAGCATAACGGAAAGGGGCTGGCTGCGTGGTTACGCTGACGTGGATTGATGGGCAGATTGAGAAGGCAATCGAGGAGGGCAACAATCCGCAGAACATCCGCGATTTGGCAGCGCTGATTACAGTGCGTGAGTACCTCGCCGCGCGGTCAGCCCCAAAAGCCGATGCACAGAGTGTGCAGGAATCCGCCGATGACAAGAAGCGCCGGGATGCGGTTGTCCTCATGACGCACAGCGCGGACTTGGACACAGTGCCAACCATCCAGCAGGTGGAGACGGCGCTGCATTCCATCAGCGTCAACACGCCGGAGGAACGAAAGCGTGTACAGGATGCAAAGAAGTGGGCGCAGATTATCTCGCAGAAAAACGCTTGACAAGATGCACAGAAACGTTTATAATAATAGTAAGAATCTCGCCGGAGTACACGAGGGTGATTCACCAGCACGCATAGCGTGCGGTAGTCGTGCCGGGTGATTCTTTTTTTTTACAAGTATATACCGGTATCTTCCTTTCTTTCATCCCCTCATGCACAGCACTGCATGGAGGGGCTTTTTTTGACCCCCGTTTTGACTACTTCGTGCGACGGAAAGAGAGTCAAAATTGCGAATCTGGGGATTGCGCAAAAAGAGAAAAAAACAGCAAAGTCTTGAGACATCAGGATTCCAACAGCCATTTAAGGAAAGGGGAAACGCGGCACATGTCCCATAAGAGGAACTATGCATAAGTCCTGAAAGGCTTGCAATATCCGGCATTCACGGCTTCACCGCTTTCGGCTGACTACCGTTTTGACCACTTGGCGCGTTTGTAAGCATCTTGTTCATCCTCGCGATTGCGCTTTCTTCTTTCTTTTGGGTGAGGTGCGCGTAAATACGCAGAATCATCTGCTCGTTTGCGTGTCCCATCCATTTTACCGCCGTTTTTATATCAACGTCCGCGTCGTACAGCATCGTGGCAAAAGTATGCCGTAAGTCATGCTGCCGAATCTTCACCGTTCGCCCAGCTTTTTTGGAGAGATGTTCCACATAAGCATGCCAGCGCAAGTTCTCAGTTTCTTCTCTTATATATGTGCCAGTTCTCGTTTTCATTAACGCGCCGTGCTTTCCTTCAAGTGCTTTCCTCAAAGGCGGGAAAAGTGGAACATCGCGAACGCCAGCTTTCGTCTTTGTTTTTGATAGTACAGATTTCCCAGCTTCATTTCTAATTGCTTTACGAATGTGAATATATCCGTTCTCAAAATCAATGTCTCGGTCAATGTCAATTGCCAAAGCCTCGCCCTTGCGCATTCCGGAATACAGCATCGCCATTGCAAGCAAGCCCATTGATTCTTCTTGATATGTTTCTTCAATCAGACGGATTTCCCACGCTTCGAGATTCCTGTGTGTTCCATTTTCTCCTTTATCGCGATGGACATTTTCGCAAGGGTCGATTACTATCAGCCCGTCATTCCTCGCAGTTCGGAAAACGGCGCGGGTAATGGATTCAACTTTTTTTCGCGTCGAATCCATTAGATGATTGTAATTGTTATACATTTTTTTTATATCGGATGACGTTATTTCGGCAAGCGGCACTTGCGGAAGTTGACGCGAAATTCTTGTTAGATACATTGCACATTTGTTATATGTGTTTATTGCAACGTTGCTCTTGTACGTCGGCAGCCACTCCGCCGCGTACTCCGCGAACGTATACTTTTCCCGTGGTTTCCTGCCGTATTTTTCCTGTTTCTTGTACTCCTCACGGGCTGCAAGGGCTTCGGACTGCGTTCGCCCGTAGAACGAGAATCCTTTATATTTGCAAACGTAGCGCCCGTCGGGGCGCTTTTTTAGTGTCTGGCGTGGCAAGTGTATCACTCCTTTTTTCTCATTGTGCCGCAAATCGCAGCAAAGTGCCATCACGAATTGTGAACAAATTGAAAACATTTTGCAAACGCACGGAAAATTTTTAGTCATATTCCGCGGCGCATCAGCATATGGTATTGCGGTGGACGATAAAAAATACGCGACTGGAGAAGAAAATATGCCTGTTTTTGATAAAAAGTTTGTTGTTAAAACGCTCGTCGAGAAGGTGAAGAAACTGCCGGATGACCTGCAAGCGGAATTTTTTTCGTGGCTGGAAAAGAAAATTCTTACAGATGGAATGAGCTGCAAAACACACAAAATTAGAAAACGCGAAGAAAAATAAAAAAGCGAATAGCTAAGCTATTTTTATTTTTGCAGTTTTATTCCGTTTTATTCCGTAATAATGTTGTAACATTTTCCGTTTCAAAGGTCAGAGAAAGCCAAGAATAAATTGGAATTTTTGATTCGCGAAGCACTTGAAACGCAGTGTTTTCAAGGCTTTCCGCCACTTTGGTGCGAAAAGTCTGCTAAAAATAAAATAGCTAAGCTAAAAAATAAAATAGCTGAGCTATGTATAAAAAGAAAAGAAAAAAAAAGAAATAAAATAAAAAAAGAAAACAACAAAAGAAAAATGCGCTGACGCGATTTTTTGCGGTGGCGGCGGTCTTTTTTTTGAGCACCATTTTGCGGATATCCACAGCATGGTCATCTTCGTGGCTTCGCGCAGATAATTTCGGGGCAGACCATTTTCGTGACTTCGCGGAAATGGTGCAGAAACCATTTTGTTGACATCAACAAAAAGCAACGGTCAACCGTCTTTTCTCACTAAAAAAACAGGGACTTGACAAGACGGGTTTGCAGGTATATAATTACACTTACTTCTCCGCCTTGCTTCCCTGCTGGTTACTCTTGTTGTTCGCCCTTTTCAGCATCCCCCTTGTCCGCCATGCGCTTTAAGCTATCACGTTCCCTGCGCTCCTGCCGCATCCGACGTTCCGCCTTCGCGGTGAGATACTCAACGTAGTCCATCGCCTCGCGCACAACGTCATCCGGCGCACCCATCAGCTTGGCGATAATCGCCTCGCAGGTTGCGTCGAGAATCGGGCGGTCAGACGTTCCCTGCGGGTTGTCGGACAGTCCGCAAAGGTAGTCGGTGGTCACGCCGAGCGCTTCGGCGAACTTCACGACGCTGGTAATCTCAGGCGTAATGGTTCCACGCTCATAGCACGAATACGTCGCTTGCGACACTCCAACGATGCTTGCCATTTCGGCTTGCGTCTTTTTTTTTGCCTTTCTCGCTTCCTTGAGCCTATCTCCAAGCATAAAAACACCTCAAAAATTTTTTTGCATATTACCTTGACATATAAAATCGAGTGTGCTATTATTGCATTGATAATAAGCACTGATTGGAGGGATGCAGATGCAGAACCGAGTGCGGGAGTTCCGCGCAAAGAAGGGCTTTACGCAGATGCAGCTTGCGTGCGAAATCGGATGTGAGCAGGGGCTTGTGTCTCTGTATGAGAGGGGTGTAAATACCCCGTCACTGCATAACGCTCTTCGTCTTGCCCGTGCGCTTGGTACGACGGTCGAAGCCCTTTTCGGGGGTGAGGTCGATGGCTGAGAAGCTGCGGCATTTTCTCCACGTCGCAGAGGAACAAGACATCAGCGTCTCCGCGCTGTCCGAGAAGTCAGGAGTTCCGAAGTGCATGATGTACCGCTACGCAAACGGCGACGCAAGCCCGAGGATTAAAGCCATGCGGCGGATTGCGAATGCGCTTGGGTGCGACATTGCCGAGGCATTTCCGGAGGTTTTCACCGTTAAGCCGCAGGACATCAAGACGAAGAACATCAAGGCAGGAACGCCAATTAGCACGGGGAAAATGGCGCGAAGATACGGACTAACAACTGCCGCGCTGAATGATATTCTTCAGCGCGCCGGAATCCAGCAGCAGATGCCGGACGGCTCATGGCGCGTCACAGGAGACTATACAGCCGCGGCTGTATATAGGGCGTGGAGAGATGAGCATGGCGATGTACGCTTGCTGACGTTCTGGACGACGAGCGGACAGAAATGTGTCCGAGATGTTCTTGACGCTTACGGATTTCGGATGGCTGGCGTGAACGTGGGGTCGTCGGAACGCCCGACAAGATAGTCGAGGGACACGCCGTAGAAGTCGGCAAGGGCTATCAGACAATCAAAAGACGGCGAGCGTTCGCCGTACTCATAACGCTGGTAGCCCAAGGCTGACATTCCAACGGCAGAATAGACTTGTTTCTGCGTCAACCCGCGCTCATGGCGCAGATGCTTTAATCGTCCGGGAAAATCCATGAAGCACCTCCAAAAAACGCTTGACATAACCGTTTGGTAGTGCTATAATAAGACTACCGAACGGTTATGTAGAAAGAGGGGGCGAAGGTTGAGAAACGTTCGGATGGTTGAAGCACGGAAGCTCTGCGGAAAGACGCAGGAAGCCGTTGCGAAGGAAGTTGGCATTTCGACGCTTGCGTTTCAGCGCTACGAGGGTGGACAGCGAACCCCCAACGTTACGACAGCAATTCGCATTGCCGATGCGCTGGGGGGAGTGGACATCAGGGCGTTATTTGGTTGAGGACGGCGCGATGAGACCGGAGATATTTCCGCAATCGTACCCGATATAGCCGATATAACCATCACTATCTGGGGCTCGAAATAAAACAGTGATTTTTAGCTTCTCTTTGTCGCAAGGTAGCCTGTCCACAAGCTTTGATAAAAGGTACTTCTGGAACTCCAAGCATTGATTCAATGAGGCGGAATCTCCATCATTTAACAAGTCGGTAAATATGCTGGGGTAAATTGAATCAGTAGTGATAGAGTATCCGGAATCAGCAGAGTAAAAAATAATGTAGTCATCCTTAAAAACCCCGTAGGTGTCAATAAGTTCGCGAAGTATCGCAGGGTTCGCTCCGGCTTTTACATAGTTGTTGTTTTTGCTGATTGCAACATAAGGCGTGTTACACGAAAATTTACCATTGAATGCGGTAAAGGTATAATACGCCGACTCTTGCTTATCTGTAACGTCAACAAACTTTACCGTCAGCTGTGAATTGGTGCTATAATTAAGCCAAATATAGCGTGCAAACTGGACAAAAAGCGAAGTATATCCATCAATAAGCCCTTGAAAAGCGGACGGGTAGCAGTTTTTGTAGGTAACAAAATCGTCATCGATAATTTTAACGTCAAAGTTGTCCATGTTGGATGATATGGATACAGAGTCAAAAATGTTATCATCAAGGATGGATAAAAATTTGACAACCTGCGTATCCGTAAATCCGCCCTGCACCGGCTGTCTTTCGGCAAACGCGGGGACGCAGGAAGCCATCAGGCAGCAGAGAACCAGCAGGACGGAAACAAACTTCTTCATCGTGATACCCCTTTCGTGTTTTGGAGGTGTGAACGTGTATCAGAGCAAACGACATCTAAAGCAACGGGTTGAGGATTTGCAGGAGCAAGTCAAGCGGTTGGAACAGGAGAACTTCGCGCTTTGCAAAGGGATGTACATGAGCGAAGGCGTACTCAAAAACAATCCGCTTTTGAGCTGGTACGGCAAGGAGCTGTGCCTTGTGCTTGGTGGTCTCATTGTATCACCGCGCTATATGCGGCTGGACTACGACCAGTTCCGACTATATATACGCGACGTGCTGGACTACATGAAGGAAATCCGGCTACTTGAGGAGAGCTACCAGCGAGAGAATCAAGCTGACGGCGGAGATGGAGACGGGAAGCAGGAAGCGCAAGCGACTTAACCTGTAACGCTCAATCTCTGCAAGCGCAAAATTGCTCAACTCCGGCGTGACAACCGTAATCGTATACATATCGGCGGACGATTGCGGAATAGGCTTTATCAAGCCAGCCTTGCGAAGCGCTGCAATCTGATTGTCGGATAGCTTCTTGCCACGCTGGAAATTACGACAAAGCCGATATTCCGAAGGAAGCATAGCATACTCACCACCTTTCACGCATACGATAAGAGCAGGGAGGTGAACCCGATGTACCACGTAAACCCGCCCAACATCGAGAACCGGGTGAAGTACACCATCACGACGCGGCGGACGCAAAAAGGGCTTTGCGCGGAAGCAACGCCTAATCCGCACAAAAACGCCCTCAGGAGCGCTTGCGCGTCGGGACTGGTATTTCCTCACCTGATGGGCTGGAAGCGCTCAGGACACCGTTTTGCCCTTGTGGAGTGTTGTCCAGCGCAAACGCGCATCAGGAGCGGGACTTGATGAACTCGATGTACTTCATCACATCCGCACGTTGTGGAGCAGATAGAGATTTTACCTGCTCAACAAGCGGGTCGAAGTCGGGCGGCGAGAACGCGTTCTCATCACGTCCAACGAGTGTATCAAGAGAAACGCCGAGGACATCCGCGATTGCGAGAAGACGCGTCGGAACGGGGTTGCTTCTTCCAGATTCGTAATTCTGGATTGTAATCTCTGCGACATTGGCGCGTTCTGCAAGCTGCTGCTGGCTCAGCCCGTTCGAGAGCCGCAGTGCAAGCAGGATTTCCGGGAACGGCACGGTGCATCACCTCACTTGCGCGGATTCGTACGAACGTATCGAGCGTACCGCATGACTTCTTCCCGGTCGGACGGAGCAAGCGCGGAAATCTCCAAGTAGAGCGTGTCTGTATCTTTGGGAGACGGCGCGCCGTCGCACCCGGCAAGATAATCGTAGGAAACGCCGAAGATGTCAGCGATTTTTCCGAATACCTCAACGCTGGGCGAACGCTGGCACTTCTCCAACTGCGTTACGGACGCGCCGGAGATACCAAGCGCATCACCAAGCGCCGCGACGGAAAGCCCTGCTTGCTTGCGCAGCACCAAAAGGCGAGACGCAAATTTTTCTCGTGAAAACATTGAAAACCTCTTGACATCAACGCAAAGTTGATGTATAATGTAAACAAGCAAGCGGAAAACACTTGCCGAGAGTTGATGAGAAGGGAGCAACAATGAGAACCGCATTAAAGGGGATCAGAGCCTTGCAAGGCTGGTCGCAAGCCGATGTTGCAAAGCAACTCGGAATTACGGTACAGGCTTATAGCATGATTGAGACTGGGAAGCGTGATCCGTCCTATCCTGTGTTGGTAGCGCTGGAGAACGTATTTCACACTTCCCACCGAAGACTATTACGAGAGGAGTGACACGGAGATGCCACACGCAGACCCGGCAGGATTCGTCTTTTTGGGCTTAAGCATCGCACTTATCGCCGCGCTATGGCTGATTAACGAGGTGGTAACCTACATCAGCGTAGAGCGCGAGGGACGCAAGTCGCAGAGATAACAGAATCCTGCACACAAAGCATAACACAAGGGGATTGACAAAATCAAACGTATATCCCCAAAGAAGAAGAAAAATCAAATTTTTTTAGCGGAAAACTTTACGGGATGTAAAGAAGAAGGGAGAAAAGTTGTCAAACATCCGGGAATTTGCAGAACGACGTGGGTTAAAAATGGCGGACATCGCCAGAATCACGGGAATCTCCGAATCCATGTTGTCGCTGATTGATAGCGGCAAGAGGAACGTAACACCAAACACCGCAAAGAGGCTTGCGCCGACGCTTGGAGTGAATTGGTGGGAACTCATCGACTGATAGCGCGAAAAGCGCAAAGATAGAAAGGGGTATCACAATGAGCGATGAAGTTATCAAGGTGCGAATCGCGTACCGTCTGCTGGACGATTACGGAAAGGACATTCAGAGCCAGTGCCTGGACGGTTGCGTATCGCGCGGGGACGCGAACATGGCGATTTTCGCCATCCGCCAGAGCGCGAAGAAGCTGAAAGCCATGACGCGCGACGAGTTCGCGAAGCTGGGGGACTGGGACTACATCAGCGAGGCATACAGCGCGTATGAAGCCGTGATGGAAGCCCTGCTGTTGGCGGTTAAGTACGAGATGGACAAGACGGCGGCAGTTGCTGTCTAAGGGAGGGGAAGGGTAATGCTTGTGATTCCGGAAAAGGTCGTGCCAAACGCAGAGGCGCGGGCGGCAATCTGGGAAGCGAACATGGTTAACGATGTGCTGCTTCGCAATGCGACCGAAATCATCCGCAACCTTGACATGGTATGCGACAGCAAAAGTTTTGCAAGCCGCGTCTGGAACGAAATCGTGTATAGTACGCGAGTTGGACGGAAAGAAAAGCACAAGGAAATGTTCCAGCGGTGTAGCAGCGGGGACGAATGGAAAGACCGCTACCACAACGCGAACGCCGTTTACAGAGCGTATGAGAGCGCGATGGACAAGCTGCTTACCAAAACAAAGCAACTGAGGGAGGCTAATCAAAATGACTGACTTCCAACGAGCAACCGGTATAACGATGCAGCCGGAGGAAGGCAAGGGGCTGCGGTGGTGTCCCATCGACGCGGTAATCGTCAAGCAGATTCGCAACCATCTGGGAGACAGCGCCGCAATGCGGATTGTCTACGACGCTGTTTGTAACATGGCGGGCATTAACACGCCGGATGACATCACCAAGCTAACGTTTGAGCGGGCGTATAGCCGCGCATTGTCCGAGACGGGGCGGTATCAGGCGGGGGAGATTGACGCACAGGGCAACTTTATCGCGGAGGTAATCGCGACAGCTTTCGCCCTTGCGCCTACTGAAATGATAACACAGAAGGGGGTGAAATAAATGACCGAATTTGGAGGGAATGAGCTGCGGAAAGCACGAGAAAATGCAGGTATCCGGCAGTGGCAAATCGCAAGCGAAATCGGGGTTTGTGAAGCCCTGATTGGACGCTGGGAGCGAGGCGAAGCGTTCCCGTCGCCAGACGACGTTGACCGACTGGAAATCGCCTATAAAGCGCCGGGATTGTGGCATAAGTGGATGTTATCAAACTGCGATAGCTACCGCCGACATTATCGCGGCGTAGATGAGACAACGACGGCGGGGAGCGTTCTCCGAGGACGGTTCGCGATTGAGGACGTGATGTGCTTGCAAAGCGCAATTGAGCGCGACGTGTCAGAAGACGGGCGCATTGATAACCCGATTAACCGAGATAAGTACGAGGAGGTTCTGCGAAAGGCAATCGCCTGTCTGACGGACACGCTTGCGCGAATCGAGAAAAGGAGTGGCGCGAAATGACGCAGTACCTCAGCACCGAGCGCGTCGCCGAAATCCTCTGCATCAGCAAGGAGAGCGCCCGGAAATTTATGCGCGAAATGCCGCACATCTGCATCGGCGGCAGGGCGCACGAAACTATCCGCGTCACTGTCAGCGACTTTGAGCAGGAGATGGAGCGGCGCAAGCGTTACCCAGCGCAGGAGCAGGAGAACGAGGTCATCCGCCAGCGGAAGAAGCGCAACGACCTTGTTGCGCGCGGGCTGATGAATCCTGACGGCACAATCGCCCGGAGACGTGCATAAAAAAAGCGCCCGTGACGCGGGTACAAAGCGCGGCACGAGCAGACAGAAAGGGTAATGTGGCGGTTAAGCCACTGCCATTATAACACGGGAAAGAAAGGAAGTCAACAACATACATGGAGCAGTTTATCAGCGAAATCGAGGAAAACGAGCAGGAAGAACGCGCGGGTTTTGTTATCGACAACGACCAAAAGGCAGACTGGGCGGTTCGCCGCATCGCGGAGTTGGAAGCCGACACGCAGAAATGGAAGGACTACTACAAGGCACAGAGTGAGCGCGTGGCGCAGTCCAATCAGCAGGGCATTGACTACTTCACAGCGCTGCTGGAAAGCTACTTCGAGACTGTTCCGCACAAGGCGACGAAGACCAGCGAGAAGTACAAGCTGCCGAGCGGCGTTCTGGTTCGCAAGGCGCAAGCGCCGGAGTACGAGCGCGACGATGCGCAGATTATCGCGTGGTGTACCGAGAATGCGCCGTCCTGCGTGGAGAACGTGCCGAAACTCAAATGGACAGCGCTGAAAGGGCTGATTACAGAGAACAACGGACAGGCGATTGACGAAATTACGGGCGAAGTCGTACCCGGTATCAAGATTATTCCGCGCGACCCGGTTTTCGCGGTGCAGAAGGGGTGAGGCAAATGGAAAGACGCTGCTGCCTGTGCGGGGCATATCTGGATAGCGGAGAGCGCTGCGACTGCGGATGCAGCCAAACGGACGAAGTGCCGCGAGGGTGCAGGAAGCCCGTGCGAAGGGTTGATGAAGCCAGCCGCACGGGAGAGGATTGGCGCTGGGAGAAGTACATAAACGAGCAGTATCAGCGATGGTACGAGTGCTGACAGGAGGAACGAGCATGGAAAACGGGCAGATTTACGCCGCAATCAGCGCGGCGATGGCGGACATTTCCGCAATCGCCAAGGACAAGTACAACCAGCAGCAGGGTTTTAAGTTCCGCGGCATCGACGATGTGATGAACGCCTTGAAGCCCATCCTGACGAAAAACAAGATTTTCACAGTCCCGCAGGTTTTGGAGCAGACGCGAGAAATTAAGGTAACGGCGAAAGGCGGAGAACTGCGTTACAGTCTGCTGAAAATCGCGTTCCGCTTCTATGCCACCGATGGTAGCTTTGTCGAGGCGGTGACGCTGGGCGAGGGCATGGACAGCGGCGACAAGGCAAGCAACAAGGCAATGGCGATTGCTTACAAATACGCGCTGTTTCAAGTGTTCTGCATCCCTACGGAGGAGATGACCGACCCGGACGGCGAGAGCTACGAAACCAAGCACGAGGCGAAGCACGAACAGCCGAAGCCGCAGCCAAAGAACGCAGAGAACCCGGCAGAAACGCCGACGAACTACATCATGCGCGAATGCAGAAACATCGGCATGGATATGCAGGAGTTGGGCAGAGTTCGCGCCGCGCTTGTGGAAGCAAACATCGTCCGCAACATCCCGACGAAAAAGATGACGATGGCGGACGCAAAGGCGCTGATGGACGCGGTGAAAGCCAATTTCCGGGAGGCATCGTAATGAATAGGGCAGAACGCAGGAGAGCGGCGCGGGACTTGACCCACGCCACGCAGAGCATCATGAGGGCGCGGGGAGGCTACGAACGAGAGTATGAGCGCGGAGCGAAGGATGCAGAACGCCACGCAATCAAGATGATTTTCGCCGGAATGTGCCTTGCGATGAAAGAAGAGTTCGGATTCGGCACACAGCGAATTTATCGGATGCTGACAGCAACGCAAAAGTATCTTCAACCCGGCGCGTACTTCACAACGGCAGAATTGATTGATGATGTGTTGGAAAAGACGGGAATCCGGCTGGATTTCGATGACCCGTTTGACATGGTGGAGCAAATCGAGAAAGGGGAAAGACGATGAATGTAGTCAGCAACGTGGAAATCATAGGGCTTGTGTCGAGCGTAAAGGCAAGCCGCTATCCGATGGCAACCGACACGGAGAATTGCAGCGCGGAAGTTACAGAGCGGACGATGGCGCTTGCAAACTGCCAGACGGGGAGCGGACACGACCAGTTTTTAACGGGAATCGTCGTGCAGTTCGACCTCACGTTCTCAATCAAGGCGTGGGTGGAAGCCGAGCGGTATCACTTTTTGGACTTCGTTTCGAGCCAGTCAACCATGCACCGCATAACAAGCATGGACATCGACGAGCAATGCATCGACTATGTGCGCCGGGAGACAATCGAGCTTGTGGAAAAGCTGGTTGCGGAGTACAAGGAAGCCCCCACACCGGAACGGTATCTTGCAGTTCTCTATAACGTGCCTGTTGGCTTGCGGCTGACGGCGCGGATGACAACCAACTACCGGCAGCTTAAAACCATCTACCAGCAGCGCAAGAATCACCGTCTGCCGGAATGGAGGGCGTTCTGCGCATGGATTGAGACGCTGCCGAGGGCGGAATTTATTACTGGAAAGCGAGTTGACGAGGATGGCTGAACGCGGGGAAGCATATCGCGAATATCAGCGGGCTTACTATCAAGCACACAAAGAAGAGCTGCAAAGACGGCATCGAGAATATTACTGGAAAAACAAAGAGCAGCAGCGGGGATATAATCGAAAGCATTACTTAGCGAATAGAGAAAAAATCCGCAAGGCTGCGCTGGAGCGTTATTACAAACTCAAAACAGAACGCATGGAGAAAGCGGCGGAAAAAATCGGGAAGTTCCCACGCTGTCCGTGGTGCGGTGCAGAAATGAAAGCAAACAAAGGCGATGTTTTCCGAACGGACGACAATGGATGGATGGGGAGCTTATCATGTAACGAGTGCGGCTCAAATTCATCGTTTGTGTACGGTAAAGCGACAAAAGAAGAAGTGGTGAATGCCTTGTGTGAGCTGAAGCCGAAAGAAGAGCCGAACCGAGTTTTGACGCTGGAAGAGGTGCGTGAAATCGCAATTGGAAACGGAAGTTACACTGCCGGAGATGTCTGTTGGCTCGAACAAAAGAAATGGCATGGCGGCGAATGGGCAAGCATAAACAGTAGAAGGGTGTACGAATATTTTTCCAACGAAGAGACCTTTGATTGGCTTGTAATCGGTTCAGAGTATTTCGACGCCATTTCGGCAAGCGAATATGGCAAGACGTGGCGTTGCTGGTTGCGGCATCCAACAAAGCCGGAGATGACAGAAACGCCGTGGGAGGGAGAAAGTGACGATGACGACTAAGCCACGTAACCGCGTTCTGACGTTTGCCGAAGCAAGCGCGCAAAACAAGAAGACGGCGCGCGTTTGGCTGGAACTGCGAGACAACATCCCGATTCGAGCATGGCTGAAAACGGATGCATACCCGTGGCGCGTTATACCTTACAACATCGGCATTGGTACATTTTACGTTTTCACAGAGGACTACGGCACAAAGTGGCGGTGCTGGGAGAAAGAGCCGACACGTGAAGAAACCAAACGCGAGCCGTGGAGTGAGCCATGATTGCGACAATCGGCAAAGTCATCGAGCAACCGGGCAGCCTGACAATCCAGACTGCCCGCCCCGATGCGGAAAACTTATCCGATACCGTCACGGTGCTTTGGCAGGACTGCCGCACAATTAGTCCAGAGCAACGCCGCAAGGCGTGGGTGCTGATTGGCGAGATTGCCGCCGCGACAGGATACATCGGGCAGGGGGACAAGAGCGACCTAAACACGATGCTCAAGGCGGAGTTTCTGCGAGCGCGGATTGATAAGCTGCAAGCGGAGGCAATCAAGGCCTTTAGCCTGTCCGACGTGGATATGACAACCGCGCGACTTTACATCGACTGGCTTGTTGAGTTCTGCGTGGTGAACGACATTTCGACAAAACAGCCGCTTGTGGAGTATGCGGAGGACATCGGCGCGTATATCTATGCTTGCGTGATGCACAAGCAGTGCGCAGTATGCGGATGCAGACCGTCAGACCTGCATCACTGGGAGCGCGTCGGCATGGGCGCAGACCGCACGGAAATCAATCATATCGGGCTAACGTGCGAACCGCTTTGCCGGGTACATCACACGGAGTGCCACACGATGGCACAGGCGGATTTTGACGCAAAGTACCACATTCAGCCCGTAAAAATCGACGAGAAAATAGCGAAGCTGTACAAACTGGGGAGGAAAAGCAATGAACAAGCTGACAATTATCGGGAATTTGACGCGGGACGTTGAGCTGCGCACGACGCAGAGCGGCAAGAGCGTCGCCAACTTCACGCTTGCTGTCAATCGCCGCGCGAAACCGGGAGAAAAGGCGGAAGCAGACTTCTTCCGCGTGTCCGTTTGGGACAAACAAGCGGAAACGTGCCAAAAGTACCTTGCCAAGGGACGCAAGGTGTGTGTGATTGGCAGCGTCAGCGTCAGCACATACACCGCCAACGACGGAAGCACACGTGCGACGCTGGAAGTATTTGCGCAGGACGTTGAGTTTCTGGACAGCGCGAAGCAGGATGCATCACAGACGGAAGCACGCGGAGCGGCGCAACCGCCCGCACAGACGCAATATACCACGGTATACGATGAGGATTTGCCGTTTTAACGGAGGGAGAAAGTAAATGGAGCTTGAGTATGTGCCTGTGCAGGTAGCCATGCGCCGGGAAATCGCGAGACTTTCCGACGAAGAAGCCGGACGTGCGCTTAAAGCCATTCTTGATTATGTGGCGACGGGTGAGGATGTCGAGCCGGAAGGAAACGCGGCGTTTTTGTACCTTGCGATGTTGCGAGAATGCGATAAAATCTGCAAGATTCACGAGGTGCGTTCCGCAGGTGGCAAGGCTGGCGGACGTGGTCGCCCGAAGAAAACAAAGTCAGAAGAAATCCAGCAGTCCGAATCGGAACAGGCGCAGCTCAACCCCGAACCAGAGCAGAAGCCCGAAGTGCGCGCTCCTGCATCCTTCATTAGCGACGAAGAAGCAGCAGAAATCCAGCAAGGCACAAACGAGGTGCTGGACGAAGCGAAACGGCAGGGATTCCCCGACACGACGGCGACGATGGAGACGCTCAACCAGCTTGTGGCGGACAACAGCGCGGAAGAGGTGCTGGAATGCGTCAAAATCGCCGGGGAAGCAGGAAAACCGAATATCCGATACCTCAAAGGCGTAATTAACGGACGCGCAAAAGAACGACAAGAGGAAGAACGCCAAGCGCGGATTGATGCAGAGAAATACCCGGTAGTATCAAGCGCAGATTACGACTACAAGCCGCCGTCGGTAACGTTCGGGGAGGTATTCAAAAAGTACGCAAAGCAACGAGCTTTAGAGCATCCAGAGGAACGAGTGAAGTTGGAAGAATTAGCGGGGAGATTTAGCTAATTATGGACGCATACATTAACGAGGACGCGGAAAAGAGCCTGATTGGGCTTGCAATGCAGGATGCAATCGTCGCACAAGAGGTTGCAGCACTGCCGGACAGCATTTTCGGGTTAAAAGAAATGCAAGCCTGTCAGCGCGGCATCATGCGACTTGCAAAGCAAGGAAAGAACGTTGACCTTGTAACGCTGGACGCAGAGGTACAATGCGACTTGCAAAACACCGCCCTCTTGATGGAATGCGTAAAAATGGGTATCTCTCCTGTCATGTCCCGACAATATATAGCGATTCTGGCGGAGTGCGCGAAACGTCGCGAGCTTGCAGCACTGGCGAGAAAAATTCTGCAAGACGTGGGCAATCCCGGCGCGTCGGTGGAATCTCTTCAAGCGGAATGCGCAACAGCGGCGCAATCATCAGCAGCCGTCGATGACGGCGTAACGATGAAAGACGCAGTGTTCGCGTTTGTGGATTCAATCGGAAAGCAAGACGGCATAATGTCAGGAATCGCAGACCTTGATAATAGGCTCGGCGGATTCAAGCCGGGACAGCTCATTTACATCGGCGCACGTCCGGGCGTAGGTAAAACGTCGTTGGCTATCTGCATGGCGAAATACGTCGCAGAACACGGCGGCGGGGTGCTGATGGTGTCCTTGGAGATGAATCCGGCAGAGATTGTAGCACGTTTTCTGGCGAACGAATCCGGGGTGGACTTGCAAAAGCTGTCCACTGGCAAAATGGAGCTGTCAGATTTCGAGCGCATAACGCCGTGCTATCAAGCTGTCGCGAATCTCCCAATCAGCATCGAGGAGCGAGCGGTCACGCCCTTGCAAATCCGCAACGCAGCGGCGAAGATGAAAGCAAGCAAGCAGGGGTTGAGCCTGATTGTAGTTGATTACATCCAACTCATGCGAGCCGATGAGAAGTGCGGAAACCGCACGGAGGAGGTGACGCAAATCAGCCGCGAATTGAAGCTGATGGCGATGGATTTAGGCGTTCCGCTGCTGTGCATGACGCAGTTCAACCGCGAAAGCGAGAAGGGATTCGGCAAGGCGACAAGAAGCGAGCCGGATATGTCACAAGCGAGAGACAGCGGCGCGATTGAGCAGGACGCGAACGTGTTTCTTATCTTGCATGAGCCAGAAGAGCCGCAGGACGCGAATAGCGACAGATGGCAGATATACCACAATTGCCAAGCAAACGGGTTGACGTGGCAGACGTGCCGAATCAGGAAGAATCGAAACGGCGCAACGGGGCTTGTGCATCTGGGCTTCGACAAGCCGCACATGCGGTATACATGCCTAAAAAAGGACTAAAAGGAGGAAAGCCATGTACAACATCATCGTTTACGAGAACAAACGGTTTGGAAACATTCGGACATTCGTCGAAGAAGGGAAACAAGAGCCGTGGTTCGTGGCGGCGGATGTGTGCCGAGCGCTGGAAGTCAAGAACGCACGGGATGCAGTGGCACGTCTGGACGACGACGAAAAGAATACCGTCGTTTTAACCGACGGAAATCGCGGCAATCCAAATGTGACCGTCGTCAGCGAACCCGGGCTGTACGCACTCGTCCTCAGCAGTCGCAAGCCGGAGGCGAAAGAGTTCAAGCGCTAGATTACGCACGATGTCATCCCATCAATCCGAAAGAGCGGCGGCTACATCGCAGGGCAGGAAGACATGAGCGACGCTGACCTGATGGCGAAAGCCCTGATTGTTGCCCAGCGACAGATTGAGCAGCGCGACAAGCAAATCACGGAGATGCAGCCAAAGGCGCTGTTCGCGGATGCTGTGAGCGCAAGCAAAACAAGCATCCTCGTGAACGAGATGGCGAAGCTGCTGCGGCAGAATGGCGTTGAAATCGGCGAAAAGAAGCTGTTCAAACTCCTGCGCGTGAACGGATATTTGTGCAGCAAAGGAGAGCTTCACAACTGCCCGACGCAAAGAGCTATGGATATGGGACTTTTCGAGATAAAGGAAACGGCTATCACAACGTCGGACGGCAGCGTTATACTGCGGCGAACGCCGAAAGTGACGGGAAAAGGGCAAGTGTACTTCATCAACAAGTTTAAGGGGGGATGGGCGTAATGCGAGTAAAACCAAAGCCTTGCCCGAATTGCGGAAGCAAGTACGTGGAAATGTGGACTAAATTTTTCGACGGTAACGGTTTTGAGGTAAGATGCTTGGACTGTGGTTATATCGGTGAGCTTGGAAAAACAAGAGCCGCAGCCGCGAGAGCGTGGAATAACGACGAAAGGAGAAAGAAGAATGCAGGATTATAATCTGAAACCGTGCCCGTTCTGTGGGGGGCGAAAAATCGAACTGGTAGAACCTGATTATTTTTTCGGCAGTTGGTTTTGCGAATGCACTGCGTGTAGACAAGCCATTGCAGCAGGAAAAACGCTGGAAAAGGCAATGAAGAAATGGAATCGCCGTGTGCCGGGATGGTTTTCCGTGGATAAGGTGCTTCCGCTGAATAGAAAGCACGTCATCGGATTTGATGCAGAGGGCAGGTTGTGCTATCCATGGTTGTATTTTCACTCAGACACAAAGGAGTTTCTTGACGAACTGGACGACGACAAGCTCGTGAAAATCACGCACTGGATGCCATTCCCGGAAGCGCCGTGGGAGGAAAGCGACAATGAGTAACGAGAAGTTCCCTGTGTTTTGTCCGTATTGTGGGGCGAAGATGCTACTAAAAAACGAAATCTTTAACTTGCAAGCAACGAACGGGAATCGCGCGCGGTACTGGTACAGATGTCGCAACGAAGGGTGCGAATGCGATAGCCCAACACGAGAAACAGCAGAAGAAGCATACAAAGCGGCTATGAGGCGCTGGCAAGAGCCAAACCGCGTGCTGACGCTGGATGAATTGCAAACGTATATCGGTTACGCTTGGTATGAAGGAGACCATAAGTGGTATCACAGCAGCTTTGATTATCCGGTTTGGATTGAGAATGGGAAGTACAACTACGAAGGAGATTTGTACGATATACCTGATGTGGAAGGACGCTTCTGGCTACGGAAGCCGACGAAGGCAGAATTGGACGCGGAAAGGGAGGACGAAGAGAATGAATAATGAAAAGAAACAAGCTCCGCGCTGTCCGTACTGCGGGGCTGAGATGTTCATTTTGTGCAGCGAAATCCTTGGATGGAGCGAAGAAGACGACGATAACGAACCAAACTTGTACTGGTATAGATGTCTCAACGATGACTGCGGGTGCACCAGTCCAGCGAAGAGAACGGAAGAAGAAGCCTATAACGAAGCAGTAAAATGCTACGAAGAGCCGAACCGGGTTTTGACGCTGGAAGAGGTGTTGAAAATCGCGTGTGACGACTACAACACTCCGGAGCAAGAGATAGTTCTATGGTTGGAGCGCCGTGGCGAAGAGGGAGGATATGCTACCATTCCAAATATTTTTGCAGAAGACGGTAAAAACGTCCTTGAATTTTCTGGCATTGGCTTTGATGTTGCGTTAATTACGGAATGTTATGGTAAATATTGGCGGTGCTGGCGGCGCAAGCCGACGAAAAACGAGCGGGAAAACACGCCGTGGGAGGACGAAGGAAGATGAATGAGTACAAAAACCGTGTGCTGTCCCTTGAAGAGCTTGTGGTAAGCGTAGGAACGCTCGTATTGATTGAAGATAACAACGGAGACGACGAGCCGTGCGTACATGCGCGAATGGTAACGTACTGGGAAGGTAAAAGCCACCGCATATATTTCGACGGCGGACGCACATGGTACGCCGATTACACCTACGGCGAGACGTGGCGCTGCTGGTTGCGTAAGCCGACACCAGAAGAAATGGCGAATACGCCGTGGGAGGAAAAACAAAATGAAAAAGTATAAACTGACGGGCGAAACAAAAGAAATCGACGGAAAGATTCTGCATCGCATCCGTGCGCTGATTGATATTCCGGAGCACGACGTGAAGGCGGGCGATTTGGGCGGCTGGATTGAGGCGAAGAGAAATCTGTCGCAAAACGGCGAGGCGTGGGTGACGGGTTCGGCGTGTGTGACGGGAAAGGCGTGGGTGAGTGGAAATGCGCGTATAATGAAGTCGTCTGATTGCATAACCATCGGCGCAATCGGAAGCCGTAACGACACAAGCACTTTTTACCGTGGCGCAGATGAGAAAATATACGTTTCCTGCGGATGCTTCAACGGCTCAATTGACGACTTTGCTTCAAAAGTCAAGGCAGTCCATGCCGGGACAAAGCACGAAAAGACGTACCTGTAGGCAATTGAGTTGGCAAAGGCGCAGATTGCGACGGAGGCGGAAAACGATGACTGACCGAAAAATCACGGCTATGCACCGAGTATACGGGCAAGACGATGCGCATAAGTGCGCGGATTGCTTGAACCTCTGCATCTATGTAACGTCGAGCCATACGCAATATAAGTGCATGGCGTACGGCGCGAGCGCTTCCGCGGCGACTGACTGGACGAAGCGCTGGACGGCTTGCGGACTGTGCGGCAAGCCGCTTCCAGCCGACCATGTGCCGCTCATCAAGCGGCTTACCAGCACGAAACAGCAGGAAAAGCCGATTGACGGGCAGATGACATTCTTGGAAACGGAGGAAGAAAAACAATGAACATGGTGACGCTGCCCGAGGCGGTGCTTTTCGGCACGATGATTGGTTTGGCGCTGACGGGCTTCTCGTTGGCAAGGAAAACGAACCAGTTGCTCGATTACGCTATACTGATGTTTATCAACTGTATCGTTTCGATTCTTGTTTACGCCGGAACGGATGCGCTTGCCTCGTGGTTAGGGGGATGACGATGACGGTTATCGGCGTGCTGTGTCTGCTGGCGGCTACGGTGTGCGTGGCTTGCGCATTTATCAACAAGGAGTGATGATGATTGTGAAAGAATTGCAAGATGAGATTGTGACGGTTGTGTTCTCCGAGCTTCTCCGAGCGCAAAAAGAGCATGGAGAGACGTTCAACTCCATGCCGGAGGCGTTCTCCGTAATCTGGGAGGAAATCGAGGAAGCCAACGAAGAGATGCAGCGCGTTCGACAAAAGGCGAATGACGTGTGGCTTGCAAATCGCCGGGACGATGCAGACGCGTTTCAGATGTGCGCGAGCAAAACAGCGGCGGCAGCTACACTGCTGGCTTGTGAAGCTGTGCAGGTTGCGGCAATGTGCATGAAGGCGCAGAGAGGAGGTGCAGCATGGTCGAAAAGCAAGATTGGCTGAATGCGCTGACAATCTGCCCGGTTTGCAACGCAGTGATGAAGCGATACACTACGATTGATGTTCAGGGGGGCGCATGGGTAAAATGTACAAATCCAAAGTGCGGACTACATGGCGTTCTATTTATGCCGATGTAATTCCAACGGAAGATGAAGAGCAGGAAGCCCTTTTCCGCTGGGCGGAGACTCAAAGCGCAACGAAGCCATGGCTGAAAGGGATGTTCGCAATCCCGAACGGCGGCTATCGCGCCAAAGCAACAGCCGCGAGAATGAAACGCACCGGGACGCGTGCAGGAGTGCCGGACATCTTCCTGCCCGTCTCCAATGGACGAGAACACGGGCTTTTTATTGAGATGAAGCGGCGGAAGGGCGGGACAGTATCGACATCGCAGAAAGAGCGCATGAAGATGCTGACTGCCGAGGGCTACCGTTGCGTTGTGGCAAAGGGCTGCCAAGAAGCGATTGACGCAATTATGCGATACATGGACGGAGAGTGAGACAATGGTGGACACCGACGAAATCCGTTACTCCTTTTGGCTTGAGAAAGAGCTGGAAAAGAACGTCAAGCGGCTTGCGGGGAACGTTTCGCGCGGATGCAAAAGCCGCCACGATGCCTACAAAGTCAGGGCGACGCAGGACGCGAGAAGGAGGCAAACGGCGAGAAGGAGGCAAACGGAGCAATTGAGAAGGTACAAGATATGCTGTACACGGAGCTAATGAGCGGACAGATTCGCCCGGCGCTGTATACAGCTATCGTCAAGGCGTTTGAAGGGGTAAAATAATAGCGGGCGGTTGCGGGAGGGGAAAATGGTTGACTTAAAGCGGATGCGGTATCTCATCAGGCGGTATCCTATGGCTTGCTTGCGAGCGGAGCAGGCGCGAATCCGGGCGCAGAAGCTGACACGGACAATCAGCGACGCGCCGCGCGGGGGCGGGAGCATGAACAGCACGGAGGAATGGCTGCTGTATCGCGTCGAGGCGCTGGAACGTAAGAAAGCAATCTGGGACGAGTTATGCAGGATGCGCGAAGAGCTTGCGCCGCTGGTGGATGCGCTGGAAAGTCCGCTGGAAGTGCAGTGCATGAGAATGCGGTATCTGGAGGGAAGGAGCGTCCGGGAAATCAGCTACAATCTGGCGTATTCCGAGCAGCATGTTTTCCGCGTGATTGGTAACGCGGAGCGGAAAATCCAGAGCGCGGAATAAGGTGGTCGCGCATCGAAAGGTGCGCGATTTTCTTTGCAAAAAATCTCAAAAAAATGTGATTTAGCCCTTGACATATACGGCAGTATATGCTATAATAATAGTGTCAGGAGGGCATGAGCCAACCGACAAGGGCGGGCACAGCCAATTGCGACAGTTGCCAACAAGCTCAACTGTTGGGAAAATAAAATCAACTTGAAGTCCCTATGGGGGCTACTATCATCGAGCTTGCTGCATAGGCAGCGGAAAGGCGGTAAATCATGAGCAACATCAATATTCCCGAAATCCTCTTGCTGACGGACGTGCTGCAATCACGGCTGATTCGCAAGGCGGCTACAGGTTGCCTCTTCTCTGGTGCCGATATGTCTCGGCTCGTTTGCTACTTTGAAAAGGAGAGGGCTGCGCTGAGCGTAACCTATGATGCGCTGGTGCAGCTTGACGGCACGGTGTACGACGGCACGGTGACAATCGACCGTCAAGGGCATCTGGCAGTCCGTTTGAAGCATTAAGCGGACAAGCCACCGGGCGGGGCGGTATAACCCAGAAGGAGGAGAAAAGCAATGACTGATAAAGCAAAAAGCGCGGCGCTGTTTGAACAGCACCGCCAAATGACCAAGGCGTGGGAAGCGCAAATGGACGCACTCACCAAAGAAGAAAGCATCACCGACGAGGAATACGAACAGAAGCTCATGGAGCTTTACAATCAACACAAAGAAAAAGCGGATGCGGTTTGGTTGAAAGCGTTTGCACTGCGATTTCCGAAGCGCAAGGGCTGGTTCGCGGAAGTTTTCGCGCCTTCGTTCGGGATTTGCGAAAACAAGAAACTTTCGCCGAAGCAAACACAAGTGTTCGGCGACTACTGCATCAGTGATGCGGATACATGGCGGAATGGCAATACGTACTGCCGATTTGGCGACAAGCTGGTAACGCTCACTCGCCCGCGTTACGCAAATGGATGCGGGTACGTTACAATAAGGCAACTGTAAATGAATGGAGGGGAAAACACAGTGATGCTGACGCTGACGAAGGAAGAATACAGAGAGCTTAAAAAGCATGGTCGCCTTGAAAAAGATGGTTGCGTGTACAGCCACCTTGCAAAGCTGGACGGAGAAACGCTCGCAATCTGCGAAAGAGCAAACGATATGGACTACATCGTCGAGGTGAAGCGTGAAAAGTAACAGCTTGCAAAATCAACCATCCTATGCTACAATATCCCCGAAAGGGGTTGTGGCAATGAGGAAAGAGTACTACCAAGGCGACGTGTCAGTCCGAGCAATGCGGAAGTATCGCGAAAAGGAAGGAATCAAGACGGTGCGCTTCGACGTTCGCGCTGGGAGCAAAGAGGCGCTGGAAGAAGAAGCAAAGCGCCGTGGTCTCTCGGTGGCGCAGCTAATCGTTGATTCCGTAAACGCCTACGTCGGGCGTGAAATAATAAGCAACAGAAAGCAATAAGGGCATCGGGCGCATCCGCTGGGGTGCGCCTTTTTTGGTTGCGTAAAAAAGTTTGCAAAAAATCTCGAAAAAATGTGATTTACCCCTTGACATATACGTCAGTATATGCTATAATAATAGTGTCAGGAGGGCGGTACAAAAAATAAAGCCCCCGACAGAAAGAGGTAAGAATTATGAAGTTCGCGAGCATCAAGAAGGGCATCCGCATCACCGAGAAGATGGCGCAGAAGCTGGCTATCAACTGGTACTACGAAACGAAGAAATACTGCTACGAGTTGCAGTACGGGGACGAAACGATGGATGGCGACTACGAGCGCAGCATCGTTCGCTGGAAGAAAGGCGAAGAAGATACGCCAGCTGCACCCGAAGTCGTTGCGAAGGTTAAGTAATCAAAAAAGAGAGGAGAAAGCCCCATGACGAACGAGCAGATTATCGCGAACTCCGCAGTCGCAGCGGGAATCTTCACGCAGGAGGAAGCAGAAGCCTACTTCTCACACGGAATGCGCCTCCCGATTCACACCTTCGCCGAGTGGAAGAGTTGCGGATACATGGTCAAAAAGGGCGAACACGCCGCGCTGACCGTGAGCATCTGGAAGCCCAAGACGCGCAAGCAGAAAAAGGACGAAAAGAACGTTGACGCAAAGGAAGAGAATAGCGGGTTCTTCCTGACGACCGCATACCTGTTCACCAAGCAGCAGGTGGAAGCAATCAAGCCCGCATAATCGCAACAGAATGCCGCCTGAGAGCCGTTGGAGCAATCAGGCGGCATAATTTATGAGCAAAAACAAGCAAGCCATTAGAACGCGAAATAGGCGGCATTGCGGGCAACGAAAAAGAAACACAAACAAAACATATAGAAATAAAAAAATGAGAGTTATGAGAGTAATTTTCGTGATATAATGTAAAATGTAAAAGCAGCAAGAAAGACGTGAGCAGTGATGCAAGCGTCTTTTTTGTTGGAAGAGGCGACTATGGAAGTGCTGCTCTTGCCTCTTCAGCGGGCGGGATTTATGCGCGATGCGCTTTGTTGCGTTGGTGGGGACGCGACGGACGAAGAGGAGGGAAAACTGTTGATTGACTGGAACGGTATCAAAATCGTCGAAACGGATTGTATGCTGCCGATTGACCGCGTGAAACCATACGCGAGGAACGCAAAGAGGCATCCGCAGGAGCAAATCGACGAAATCAAGGCAAGTATCAAGCGGTTCGGCATGGACGACCCCATCGGCATCTGGGGCAAGGAAAACCTGATTGTCGAGGGTCACGGTCGACTGGAAGCGTGCAAGCAGCTCGGCATCCCAACAGTTCCGTGCATCCGCCTTGACCATCTGACGAAGGAAGAGCGCAAGGCGTACACTCTGGCGCACAACAAAACCAACATGGACAGCGGCTGGGACTTTACGGCGCTTGACCAAGAGCTGGCGGAAATCGTTGATGTTGACATGAGCGAGTTCGGCTTCGGTGCATTAAATAGTTTCATCGAAGAAAACGAGTCTCCGAAAACATTTAAGGAATTTACTGGGGAGGAAGAAGTAAAGCATAAATGTCCGAGGTGCGGATATGAATGGAACTAATATTTATTCCGTTCCTTCTATGAAAGAAATAGATGAAATTCCGTGGAATGGATATAATGTAGTAAGCACATTCTCCGGTGGTGGTGGTTCTTGCCTTGGGTATAGAATGGCGGGTTACAAAATTCTGTGGGCAAATGAATTTGTCGAAGAGGCTCAAAAAACATATCGCGCCAATCATAACGGCACATATCTCGATACAAGAGATATTCGAGACATAAAGCCGGAGGAAATTCTTGAACAGACTGGACTAAAAAAAGGTGAGCTTGACTTATTCGATGGGTCGCCTCCGTGCTGCGCATTTTCCACAGCGGGAAAGCGCGAAAAGGGATGGGGGAAAAAAAGAGCATATAGTGACGGGAAAAATCAACAGATAGAGAATCTTTTTCTTGAATATATTAGAATCCTAAATGGGTTGCAGCCCAAAACATTTGTAGCTGAAAACGTTTCAGGCATGGTAAAAGGAACGGCTGTCGGATATTTCCGAGAATATATAAAGTGCATGGAGCAGTGCGGCTACAAAGTAAAAGCGCAGCTAATCAATGCAAAATATTTAGGTGTTCCGCAAAGCCGCGAACGTATAATTTTCGTCGGTGTAAGAAACGATATAGGAATTATGCCTTGCTTTCCCAAACCCTATAATTATATTGTGCCGCTTGGGAACGCATTGAAAAATATTACAAACGATGAAAAAGAGATAAAGCAGCTTATCGAGGATGCGAATAAATACAAATGGGGAGAGATACTAAAAAAAATATCGAGAAACCAAAAAAAACCTATATCTGGTGCTTCCGTCGCAAATGGTTCATACTTCAATTTGATAAGAGAATCGCTGTATGCTCCATGCTCGACGATATGTCAGGCAACCGGAAACTCCAGCACAGCTGGGAATTGCCATCCGGTAGAAGACAGGAAATTTACAATAGCGGAGCTGAAAAGAATAACAAGCGTACCCGACGATTTTGTTTTAACTGGAACATTTGCGCAAAGATGGGAGCGTCTCGGACGCATGGTTCCACCAATAATGATGCGCGAAATATCGAGAACAATAAAAGAAAACATTCTCGATAAATTATAAAAGGAGAAAAGCCATGAGCAAAATTGACAATATTATTCCAAAGGAAAAATGGCAATTCGGGAGAGATGTCGCGGAATGCTTTCCCAATATGCTTGAACGCTCCATTCCGGGATATGTACAGATGCGCGAATTAACATTTGCAGTTGGCGAAAAATATCTCAGGAAAGACGGGAAAATATCAAATATTGTTGATATTGGATGTTCAAACGGATTATCTATTTATCCGTTTTTGCAGAAATACGGAGCGCGTATTCGGAGTTTCCTTGTTGATAATAGTGATGCTATGATTGAAGCAGTGAACAAGGAATATTCCGGCTGGATTAGCTGCGGAGCAATGCAGACGTATTGTTGCGATATTACCAAGCAATATCCACAAACAATTGCTGATTTGACGCTTTTGGTTTTGTCATTGCAGTTCGTTCCAATCGAGGAACGTCAGCAGCTACTAAAAAAAATTTACAATCACACGGAAAAAGGCGGAGCAATCATCCTTGTTGAAAAAGTACAAGGAGAAGATGCGGAAATGGACGATTTGCTGACGGACTGCTACTATGCACAAAAACGTGCGAATGGATATTCCGATACACAAATCATCGAAAAACGCAGAAGTTTAAGAGGCGTTCTCGTGAACCTGAAACCTGAATGGAATGAAGAGCTTTTGAAAGGCGCTGGATTTACAAATATTCAGATGTTTTGGCGACACCTGAATTTTTGCGGGTGGGTTGCGAAAAAATGAGCGACGACCTCAACCTCGACATCCCGGAAATCCACTTTCCCGACACAATCGAACTCGACGACGACATAGACTTCTCTGTCGCCGACTTCTCCATCGTGGACGAGGAAGAGCAAACGCGCATCATAAAGCCCAAGATGGCGAAGTCAGCAATCTACAACAAGGCGGATTTTCAATACGCACGCGACCTTGCCGCAAAAATTTGCCTGGAACGCAACGCACGGACTACTTGCATTGTTCCGGGCAATTTCATTTTTGGCGACTTGCCGGAAGCACTTGTGATGTATCGCGGCATCGACCTCAAAACAATCTACTGTTCAACGTTGTCACTGTCGGAAAACAACGTGGACAGCTTCAAAAATCTGCTGCTTTTCCGCAACGTGGAGAAAATCAATCTGATGCTATCCGGCTACTTCTACAGCCACTACAAAACGGATTTGATTCCGTATCTGTACGAAGAGCTGGACATCGACAACAAGCTGCAAGTGGCGTTCACGAATACGCACATGAAAATCCTGCTGATGGAAACGCACAAGGGAAATCATTATGTGCTGACGGGGAGCGCGAATTTGCGGAGCGCATCTTGTCTGGAGCAGTTCGACTTCGAGGAGAACGAGGGGCTGTTCAACTTCTACCGGGAAGCGTTCGACAGTCTCATTGACAAGTATAAAACAATAGACTATACGAAACCAAAAATCGTAAGGGGGAATAAAGCATGGCAAGCGGTTCAGTGCGAAAGCTAAGGAACGGTTCGGCTTTGGCGAAGAAATCATCTGGCGCATACCAGCGCCGAGTAGCATACACCATCAACCGGCAGACAGGCGAAATCCGCAGGCAGCCCAAGAGGTGACATGAATGCCGAGAGGAACTCATCCTAATAGCCTTGCAAACCTGCAAAAGGGGAAAAGGTTCGGGAGCGGGAAGGACGGGGCGACGAGTGACGCGAGGAAAGCGCACGAAAAAGCAACGCAGGCGCGCAAAGCAAATTTTACCGTCAAGGAGCTGATGCTCAATCTGCTTGAAGAGCCGTTGCAAAATGGCGGGACGTTGCGAGAAGCACTTGTGAGACGAACCGTCAAAATGGCAGCAGACGGGAATTTACCCGCTTTTCAGTATATCATGCGGATTATCGGGGAAGACCCCGGTGACATCGTCAACATCAAAACGCCGCAGTTGTCCGAGGACGCGAAAGCAGACATCGACAAGCTGCTGAAAGAGACGCGGGGAGAAGTAAAATGACGACGCTGACGCGGGATGAAGTGTGGAACATTTGGCGATACCATCCCGCCGCCGTCGGAAGAATGTGCGGATTCCGTGACTTAACAGACGACCTTCACGGACGCTGGATGCAGCACATCATCTTCGGAGCAGAGGACTACACGCTTCAAGCGCATCGCCTATCCTACAAGTCTTCCTGCCTTTCCGTCGCTTTGGCAATGTGGTGCGTCCTTAACCACGGAAAAAACGCGATTTTCATGCGAAAAACCGACAGCGACGTTGTGGAGAGCATCGCACAGGCGAAAAAGGTATTCGCGAACGAGGCTTTTTGCTACATGGCGCAAATCCTCATGCAGCAGGACGTTCAACTGCTGAAATCAGGCGGCAACTGCATGACGGTGAGCGTGTACGATTCGCCGCGTGGCGCTGACCAGCTAATCGGTATTGGCTGCGGTTCGTCCATGACGGGCAAGCACGCGGATTTGATTGTATGCGACGACGTGGTAAACCTCAACGATCGCATCAGCCGCGCAGAGCGCGAGCGCACCAAGGGAGTAATCCAAGAGCTGCGAAACATCGTCACCCGCGACGGGCGAATCGTCTTCATCGGCACACCGTGGCACATCGAGGACGCGTTCACGCTGGTTGCGCCGCCGGAGAAGCACGACTGCTATTCTACTGGGTTAATTGCGCCGGAGAAGCTGGAAGAACTGCGGAAATCAATGTCGCCGTCGCTGTTTGCTGCGAACTATGAGCTGCGCCACATTGCCGCCGAAAATGCGCTGTTTGATACGCCACCGACGTTTACGCCGGAAGCGGAAAAGCTGCGGGACGGCATCGCGCACGTTGATGCTGCCTATGGCGGCGAGGACTACACCGCGCTGACCTGTGCAAAGAGGGACGGAGATACGCTGTATTTGTACGGACGCTTGTGGCGCAAGCACGTTGATACGCTGATGGATGCACTGCAATCGGAGACGGAGCGCCTAATGTGCGCCCCGATTTACTGCGAAACAAACGGCGACAAGGGATATTTGGCGCGGGAATTGCGCCGCCGAAATATGGCGGTACGCGCATACCCAGAAAAGATGAACAAGTACCTAAAAATCAGCACTTACCTCAAAAAGTGGTGGGGAAATATCGTGTTTTTGGAAGGCACAGACATGGAATATATCGCGCAGATTATGGACTACACCGAGGACGCGGAGCACGACGACGCGCCGGACAGCGCCGCGTGCTGCTGCCGGATTCTCGACAGGAGCTGCGCGAGTTTATACGTTGGGGGGTGATACAGATGTTTACAAAAATCACATGGCAGGACTGGCAGAACGAGCCGGACAAGGGAAAGGCAACGCTGGCGGTTATTGGCGCGTACAAGCACAGCGAGGACTTTGACAAGGCTGGAATCGCGCAACGATACTACGAGGCGCAGAACGATACCGTTTCCGCGAAAGTCGTGCTGCGAGCAACCACATCAGAAGCGGAGCAAAAAACAGCCGACGGGAAAATAGTAAAGAAGAAGGGGACGGCAACGGAAGCAGTCCCCGGACAGCGCATTTACAGCGACTTTTTCCGCCGCTTCACCATGCAGCAGGCTAATTATCTGCTTGGCAACGGCGTGGAGCTGGAAAACGACGCGATGAAGGGCAAGCTGGGCATCGGGTTCGACACGACACTTGCGAAAATCGGACTGTATGCGCTGGTGCATGGGGTTTGCTGGGGGTACTGGAATCTCGACCACGTTGAGATTCTGCGAGCGTACACAGACAAAAACAGCGGGTTCGTGGCGCTGCTGGACGAGCTGACGGGCGAACCGATGGTTGGGGTGCAGTTCTGGCAGATTGGCGACGACAAGCCGCTGATGTCGCGTGTGTTCGAGCCGGACGGCGTGACGGTTTATAAAACGCGCGAGAATGCCTCTGATTTGGAGGTGGCGCAGGAGAAACGCGCCTACAAGCGCACATACGCGAGGGACATCACAGGCGAGCGCCTTATCTCCGAGGAGAATTATAGCGCACTGCCGATTGTGCCGCTGTACGCGAACGACAAGAAGCAGACGGAGTTGACACTTGCAATCCGTTCCAAAATCGACTTGTACGACATCGTTCTTTCCGACTTTGGAAACAATCTGGAAAAGGCGAACGATGTTTACTGGGTGCTTAATAACTTCGGGGGCAACTTCGACGAGGTTGCGCTGATGCTAGAACAGATTCACCGACTAAAAGCAATCGCAAACATTTCGGACGGCACGTCATCCAGCACAGTAACGCCGGAGACGTTTGAAGTGCCGTATGCCGCGCGCCAAACCGCGCTGGAACTGCTGGAACGGCAGCTATACCGCGATTATATGGCGCTGGACGTGTCGGAGTTGACTGGCGGCAGCCTGACGAACGTCGCCATCCGCGCGAGCATGGCTAACCTCGACCTGAAAGCAAACGCCTACGAATGGCAGTGCTTTGATTTCGTACAGAAACTGCTGCGGATTCTGGGCATCGAAACCGAAACAATCCGATTCAAGCGGCAGACAATCGCCAACGAGAGCGAAATCATCCAGAACATCTACACAGCGCAGGGCGATTTGGACAAGGAGACGCGCCTGAAACTCAATCCGATGATTCTGCCGGAGGAAATCGACGACATCATCAAGCGCGGGGAGGAAGAATCGCTTTTGGGCATCCGCATGGCGCAACAGGCAATGCAGAAGACAGACGAGGAGGAAGAAGATGCTGTATCTGATGGTGATTCTTCAAGTGCTGGCGGCGAATAACGTCATCGTGCCGGGCTGGCTCTTGTGCATCGGCTGGTGGCTGGTGGCGGTTCGCGGCATCCTGCGGTTGCTGCTTGCACTCTTCTTTGACGCCGGGGAGACGGGAAAGCCGTGACGGACATTGAGCGCAACGATTTGCGCGAAGCCGCGCTGCAAATGCGCATAAAGTCGATGTACCAAGAGGCGCTTGATATCGCCACGAAGCGCCTGAAAGACTTCTTGCAAAAAAAGCAACAAGTGGACGATGGCAAGATAAAGCCGCCCGCGTACTACGACACGCCCGAAAAGGTAGAGAGGTGGAAAGCTGGTTTTGTCCGCGAACTTATCCGCCAATACCGCGTGGAAGAAGTCATCATGGAGGAAATCTGCAAGGCAGGGAAACGGGCAACCGACGACATCCGGAACACGATGGGCGACGTGTACGCCGATAGCTTAGGAGAGGCGCAAACCGTTATCGAGGCGCAGGCAGACCGCGCGGGTGTCAAGGTGTCGTTCGCGCAGCCCAACAAACGCGAAATCAAGGCGATTTTCGCCGCGAACGAGACAGCATTCACGAAGCTGGCGTACAAAAATCTGGGACAGAACACCGAAATTCGCCACAAACTGCAAAACGCGCTGGCGCTGTCTTCCACGCTGGGCGAGGACAGAAAGAAGCTGATGAACCGCATCAGCGACATCACGGGGCAGAGCGAGTGGCAAGCGCGGCGCGTGGCGCAGACGGAGCGGACGCGGTCACAAAGTCAAGCGAGTTACGCCGCGTCGCAAGAAGCCGCAGACCAAGGCGTAACGGTTTACAACAAGTGGTTCTGCCGCTTCAAGAATAGCCGCGAGGCGCACATGGCACGGCACGGCAAGATGGCGAAGCAGGGAGAATGCTTCCCGAACAGCAACATCCGATTTCCGGGCGACCCGAACGGCAGCGCAGCGGAAACAATCAATTGCTACTGCATGATTATGCCGAAAGTCATTCTGTCTACCGAGTATGTGGACGAAGACGGCAACATCCGAAAGAAGGAAAAGGAATGAGCGGGTTCGTAGACCACACGCCGGAAATCAATCAGAAGCTGGAACAGGCGATGTTTGTTGGGCTTTTGGCGGTTGCACAAGAATCCGTCGGCATGGTGCGCGAGAAGATGGTGACAGGCTATGAGCATAAGGTCTACGACACTGGCAATCTGGCGAGAAGCATCACCGCCGACATCGACCCCGACAACAACGAAGTAACCATCGGCACAAACGTCGAGTACGCGCATTATGTACACGATGGGCACGCGGGACACGCCGTTTTCTTTCCCAAGCTGGGCGACAAAGGCGAGTTTCGCGTCATGCCGGGAGGGTACACACCAGGCAGACCGTTCATTACGGACACGTTCGCAGATTCCGCAAACGCGGAACGCCTTGTGGACATCATGGCGGATGTAATCAAACAAAACATGGACTAATAACAGCAACATCAGCGCATGGCAAAGCACCGCCGTGCGCTGTTTGCATATACGCGGAGCAAGGCAAAGCACCGCCTACCCGCAAACAATCAAAGGCGCAAAGCACCGCGCCCCGAAGCAAAGGAGATTGAATCATGAATATCCTCACCCGGAAAAACCTGAAAGCCCTGAATGTGCCTGATGAAGCGATTGACGCGATTGTGGAAGCCCACAGCGACGCAATCAACGACATCAAGGCGGAGCGCGACAAGTACGCGGAACAGGCGAAGCAGATTGCAGCGCTGACCACGGAGCGCGACACGCTCAAGCAGCAGCTTGCCGACGCGAAGAAGAGCGGCGGCGACGCGCAGAAGATTCAGGAGGCGTTCGACGCCTACAAGCAGCAGGTGGAAACGGAAAAGAAAACCGCGACGCTGACAACCGCCGCGAGAAAGCTGCTGACCAGCAAGGGGATGCAAGAGAAACTTGCAGACCTCGTGATGGCAAAGCGCGGACTGGACGGAATCGAACTCGACGACAAGGGCGCAATCAAGGACGGCGACAAGCTGATTGACGCGCTCAAGGGCGAGTATGGCGACCTTTTCTCCACGCAGCAGCAGCAGGGTACACCTACCACAACCCCGCCGAGCGGCGGCAATGCCACGCACGGCAGCGGACGCGCCGCAGCACTGGCGGCGAAGTACGCGCAAGATATGTATGGCGCAGTTGCGCCGGAAGGAGCAAACAAATGAGTTTTACCAGCAAGGCAACCGGGACTGTTTACCAGCCCGGTTATTTTCTTGAAAACGCGGAAGACGCAATCCGCGAAACCAAGCAGATTAAGCAGTCGGACGCTACAACCGCCGAAAACGGCGCGAAGTACGTCAAGATGGGGACTGTTTACCCCGCGAATAACGGCACTGCCGTCGGCATCGTGTACGAGGACGTAGACGTTACCAGCGGCGATATGCCAGGCAGCGTCGTGACGCGCGGCACGGTTTACGAGAGCCGTCTCCCCGCCGCAATCAACAGCACCGCCAAGAGCGCGCTGACGGCAAAGGGCTTCTATTTCATCGCCGCCGAAGCCGCGACGGTTCGCCCGTACTGACGAAAGGAGAATACTATGCAGATTCCGTCTTTTGAGAATAACATTTTCGGTCTTATCCCCAAGGAGGAGTGGCTTGACGTTGGCTTTAACGTCAGCCGCCCGAACGACCCGGTGGATGCGCTGTTTCCCGATGAATACAGTGAAAATCTCGTGGCTAAGTGGCAGGAGATTGCCAACCAGTACCAGCTTCCCGTGATGGCTGACTTCCACAGCTTTGATAGCCGGACGAACATCGCCACCCGCATCCCCGTCGACACGCACAGCATCGAGAAAGGACTGATTAAGGTAAAAATTAACCAGTCCGAGCGTATGCGTGCGCTGCTGCGTTCCGGCGTGCAGAATGACGCTATGTATGACTACGTTATCCGTGACGGCATCATGCTTGCCGACCAAGTTGTTACGCGAACCAAGGTTGCGAAGAACGAGGTTCTGGCGACTGGCAAGATGACCATCAAGGAAAACAACCTCGACCTGACCATCGACTACGGCGTGAAGCCGGAACAGACGGAGTTCACGTTCGATTTCAGCGAGGACGCGGACATTCCTGCACAGATTCAGTTCGTCGTTGACACCGCGCTGGACGCTGGCACAACGCTGGACACCATCGTTACGAGCCGCAAGGTTATCAACAAGATTCGCGCGAACAGCGCAGTCCAGAAGCGCATCAACGGCACTTTGAGCGAGGGCGCATATGTAAGTAATGCCGCACTGAATACGTTCTTCTCCACCGAGTACGGCATCAACCGCGTTATCACTAACGACTTGCAGTACGCCATTGATGGCGGCATCGGCGCGGACGGGCGACCGATTCGCACGACCAAGCGCTATTTCCCGCAGAACAAGATGACGTTCCTCGGCACGGGCAGCGCCATGACGCGCATCGGCGCGGGCTTGTGGGGACAGACCCCGGAAGAAACGGTCAACACCGCGAACACCGGGCTTAACGTCAACCAGTCCGGTCAGCACCGCTATGTGATGGTGTCGCAGTGGGTGGAGAACGACCCCGTTGTTCTTTGGACGCGGGCATCTGGCTTGTTTATGCCGGTTATCTTCAATCCGCAGAGCATCTGGATTGCGACTATCACGGACGCGGCGACGGGGCAGTTGACGGTTTCCTCTGCCGCTGGCACGGGCAAGGGCAACACGAAGCTGACTGTCAGCCCCGCGAAGGAATCCAGCTCCAATTTGTACAAGGTGAAGTCCGGCACGAGCGCGCCGTCTGCGACCTATGGGCAGAATGTCCGCACTTGGAGCAACTGGGACGGCACGTCTGACCTTGCGATTGCGACCGGGCAGAAGGTGACGGTTGCGGAATGCACCAGCGACTACCGCGTGATTCGCTCCGGCAGCGCGACGGTGACGGCGGCGACCTAATGGAGGTGGAAGCATGGCTGTGACGCTGGAAATGGCAATGCGCGAGTGTAACAACTTTTTCGAGCGCTGCAAGTACGCAGGAGAGATTCGCATCGCGGACGGTAAAATCGTCCCTGATGTAGGTTCGCCGTATGTGTACATCAGCGGCAGCGCGCGGAACGACGGCGTTCACAGCCTTGTTTCTGGCGCAATGGAGGACGCGGACGGGGAGGAAACTTTCGACGGCACGTTGTGGTTTCTGTACCCGCCGCGCCCATTTGTCGAGATTGCAAGGGAGTGCGCGGAGTACGAAACGAAAAACCCAACGGGGGCTTATACGTCGGAATCGTTCGGGCATTACAGCTATTCGAGGGCGACTGGCAGCAATGGCGTTGTAACGTGGCAAGCGGCATTCGCGGAGAAACTGCGACCGTATAGGCACATGTATACGGAGGTGGGCTGATGGCGTGGACTGATTTTCTCGATGACGCTTGCATCGTCGACAAGCGCACGGAATCCGACGGCATGGGCGGCATCGTTGTTACATGGGCAGATGGCGCGCCATTCCGTGCCGGATTCATCCGCAACAGCAGCACGGAAGCCCGGATTGCATACCAGAACGGCATCCGCGAACTGTTTACCATCGTATTTTCTGATATGCTGGAATTGCTTCCGAACGACCGCGTGAAGCGGATTTCAGACGGCAAAGTCTTCCGCATCACGTCGGACGCGCGGGACATGACAACGCCGGAGCAGAGCGATATGCACTTCCGAGAGGCTGACGCGGAGGTGGTGACTGCGTGATTGACTTGCAGCGGAAACTATACAAGTTTTGGAATAGTTTCACATACGAGGGAAAGCCAATTCCCGCGTATGTTGAGGACGCAGTGCCGGAGGAAGCGTCTTTTCCCTATTTCGCGTTTCAGTTACAAGAAGGGGACGCATTCGGAAAGTCCGCAATGATTTGCACGCTGTGCTGCCAGGCAGAAAACGGAAGCAACGTAAACTTGCAGCGCGCAGCAATCCTCGACGAGGTTCGCCGCGCCATTCCGCCGGAGGGGACGGCAATCTACTGCGACGATGGCTTTATCACCCTGTACCGCAACAATAGCAACTTTTTCCGCCTTGAAGTGGACACGACGCTCAAAAGCGTCTGCTATGGGCGGATTTACTACGAAATCGTGACTTATTACACCTAACAGGAGGTAACAAAATGACGACTGGTCTTCGGGCAAGTACATTTGAAAACTTGCAGCTCAACGCCGGGATGTTTCTTGCTAATTTCGACTATTCCACCGCCACGGACGCGGCGACGCTTGGCGCGCTGCTGAAAACGGAGCGCGAAAAGACAAGCGGCTCTGCGCTGATTGGCGCGACGCGTGGCGGCGGCACTTTCGTCTGCACGCCCAACACCCGCAGCATTGAGGCGGACGGCAAGCGCGAGGAATGGAAAGGCAGCAGCGTCAACGATGGCTGGACTATCAAGCTGACGACTACCCTGCTGGAAATCAATGCCGACAACCTTAAGCGTTCTTTCGGCACTGCCGATGTGACGGACACGGAGAAGAAGCACACCATCAAGATTCGCACCGACATTAAGGATGCGGATTATATTGATAGCCTTGTTTGGGTTGGCGATACCTCGAAGGGCTATGTGCTGATTGCCATTAAAAACGCGCTAAACACGGCGGGCGCAACGCTGACGTGGACGGACAAGGGCGAGGGGACTATCCCTGTGGAGTTTACCGCACATCAGGATGGGCTGGAAACCGACGGATATGCACCTTGTGAGGTCATCTTCTTCGACCCCGCCGCTTAATAACACGCGGCAGGGTTCGCGCCCTGCCGCACTTTCGTGAATTTTGAGGAGGAAAACGCATGAATACCGCAACCGCATTCGAGCAGATGGCGAACGCCATTCCGTACATCGACAAGCTGGTAAATAGCAAGGAAATGAAAGCCTTTGTGGAAGAAAAGAGCAAGGGCGACGTTGTCGGGCGCGACATCCTGATGAAGATGCTGCCGATTCTGTACGCAAAGCATCCCAGGGAAACGATGGGGATTCTCGGCGCGATGCACGGCAAGACGGCGGAGGAAGTCGCAGAAATGAACTTCGCGGAAACCGCCGCCATGATGGACAAGGACACGCTCGATTCGCTGTTTGCTTTTTTTACCTTTGCACTTCGTCTGGGGTGCATCATGTAATCCCTGTGCTGTACAAGTACCGCCCGCAAAACGTTCACGCGCTGGGGGTGCTTCTGGCGCACGAAACGCAGGAGGAAGCAAAACGCTGCTACATGGCTAATATGGCGTGGATGACGGTGCTCGCTATTTCGTCGTTCGGCGGCGCGAATCTGGAAATACCATCATACAGCGACGTTTTCGGCGCAGAGAAGCACGAAACAAAGCAAAAAACAGCAGAGGAAATCTGCGACGATATTATAAACGGACTAATGGCGAGGGGAGGTGCAGAAGATGGCGGAAGCATTTGAGTTGTACGCGAGTTTCAAGATTGATACAAGCGGATACACGCAAGAACTGAATAAAATCCGGCAGGAAATGCAGCAGTTCCAACAGGAGCTAAACAGCTTTGCTGTGCATCCGATGTTTGACGGCGGACGTTTTCGGACGGAATTGCAGCAAGCGCAGCAGCAGTCCACGCAAGCGACGGAGGAAATCCAGCGTTTGCAGCAGCAAATCCAGTCCTTGCAGCAGGCGGCAGATGGCAACAGCGGTTCGGGCGGCTCGGGCGGCGGTGTGCTGAGCGGATTTTTGAGCCAACTCGATGTTATTGGCGATATTGCAAGCGGACAGTTCATTGCCAACATGGCAGTAAACGGCATCAATAGCATTATCGACGGCGTCACGGGTTCAATCGACGAATCAATCGGGCTTGCGTCCGACCTTGTGGAGACACAGAACGTTGTTGATGTGACGTTTGAAGATTCCGCGTCCACCATCAACAAGTGGGCGCAGGAGGCGCTGAACGCCTACGGCATCACGGAAACCAAGGCAAAACAGTATTCATCCACGCTGGGCGCTATGCTCAAGTCGATGGGCATCGCGGATGACCAAGTTCTTCAAATGTCTATGGACATGGCGGGGCTGGCGGCGGATATGGCGTCGTTCTACAACCTCGACCACGATACGGCATTTGAGAAAATCCGCTCCGGCATCTCCGGGGAAAACGAGCCCTTGAAGGCGCTTGGCATCAATATGTCCGTTGCGAACCTAAACGCCTTCGCCCTCGAAAAGGGCATGAATAAGGCGTTTGACAAAATGTCGCAGGCGGAACAGGCGACGCTGCGCTATCAGTATCTTCTGGAAGCCACGAAGGACGCTCAGGGTGACTTTGCGCGAACCGGGGACAGCTTCTCGAATGAGATGCGCAAGCTGCAAACGAACCTCGACCGCATCAAGACGGAGTTTGGCAAGGGGCTGCTGGGCGTTGTAACGCCCGCGATTTCGCTGCTCAACAACGTGCTGTCCGTGCAATCTTACCAGTATACCGATGCAGCAAAAAACCTCATAGAGCGCAACGAATCTATCTATGAAGCACAGGCGACTTACGCGCAGTCGATGACCATCATGAACGCAATGCGCAACATGGAGGAAGAAAGCGGCGATGCCATCAAGTCCACAAACGAATGGAAAGACGCGCTTGAGGACTTGAAAAACGTCATGCCCGGACTTGCACGATATGTTGATTTGACTTCTGATGCAATTGTAGGGAATACGGAATCTATAAGCAAGTATGTTGATACGCTGAACGGAGTTTCCCTGTACGCAGCGCATGAAGAAGCGGTTTCAAACGCAAAGGAACAATTAAATCAAGATAAGCAATATCTTGCAGAGCTTGAGGCGCAAAAACGCTACATTCAAGAGCAGATTGACGCAGCTGGCACGGAGACGGTGAAAGCGGCGAACAAAGCAGCGCTCGATAGTGCATACGCCTACTTCAAGAGCACTGTTCCTTATTACGACTTAGCAGACACATACGACGAATTTGTAAAATATTCATTTGGGCATATATCGCAACGAAACGACATCGAACGCGGCAGAATGGGCAACAGGCACTCTGCTTACGAAAAGCTCGACGACACACAAGAAGCAGCGTGGCAAGCGCTTCTTGCAGCTGAAAACAATTACAACGACCCGACAGCATCGTTGATTGAAAAGCTAAAAGAGCTTGATTCTCAAATAGCAGAAACAAGCGTCTCGATTAACGAGGAAACCGCGGCATTTGAAAAACGGACTGCTGAACAAGAAGAATTTAACAAAGCCAACAAAGAAGCAAAATGGCAATACGACTTCAATAAGTCGGTAGATGCGCAAAAGCAAGCGTTTGCAGACCTAAAAACCGCGCTTGGAGACCTTGAGACGTATCAAGCAGACACGCTCGCAAAAATGGAGAAGTCGTATAGAGGACTTGCTTCTGGACTTGGTTTTATGGTGACGCACACTGAAGCAGAGTTTGACAAGCTCGTCAGCGGGAAGTACAGCGAAAAGAACGTCATGGGCTGGTTTGAGAACAATGCTGAATCGCTAAAAGCCTACAACGATGCGCTGGAGCAGGCAAAAGAAGCGGGATATGACCCCGGAATCCTCGCTCAAATCGCAAAGTACTCGACGGAAAACGACGCATTGCTTGCAAGATACCTTTCTGTTGCGGACGACCCGGAAAAGGTAAAAAAAATCAACGCCGGTTATCAGGCAACTATCGCGGAAGAAAATCGAAGCGCACAAATCGCAACAGACTTTGAAATGGCTTCCGACGAAAAATACCAAAGTCTGGTCAAAATTGCTGAACAGTACCTCGAGCTGTACAATCAATCTTCAGAGATTACTTCGGCAATGGCGAAAAACAAGAACGCATTTTTGGGGGGCATCGACGACCTGAAGAAAGCGCTTGAAGAAGAACTTCCGGGCATCAACGAATTGCTTGAAAAGTATGGATTCGTCAAAATCAAAAACGACTTCGAGAAGAAACCGTGGATTCATGACTTTGGCGGTGCGCGTGAAGGATATGCAGACATGTTCGACGACGTTGCAAATGACAAAAACGCTTTTAGCAAAGAGCAAGCAAAAGCGCTTCATGCGATAGAGGCGAGGTCTCGAAGCGGCTATGCGGACATGATTGAAGATGGGCTAATGCCAGACGACATCAAAGCCCGCGCGCAGCGGTGGAATCGGCTCGTCGAAATGAAGACGCAGGAAATGAACGACATCGTTGACATTTTGGAACAGCGCATGGAGGAAAACCAGCGTCAACGGGAAGCCGAAGAAGCGGAGCAGTGGAATAATCGAGCAACAAAAGATATGCCGCCACTATATATGATGGACACGATTATTGACAACGCAGCGCACCCTAAATTTGTGCCGAATACATACATCGGCGCACCTTCGAGCGAACAGCAAGAAAAAACAACGGGCGGCAATGTTTTCTCCGCCATCGAAAGCGCCATTGACGCAGCAAAAGAAATCGAAAGTAGAACGATACAGGAAGATTTTGTAACGCAGTCTATTTTCAATGCGCTTGGAGAAATGATGGAGAACTACAAGGAAAGCCTAAGAAACAACAGCGCACCCAACATTTTCAGCAATAGCGACGGCGTTCTTTTTGTGCAAGTAACAAACCCGGGCGAAATTGCGAATGCTGTTTCTGGGCTTCCGCCAACAACCATCAATAATACATTCAGCGTGGACGGCAAAACCGTCGCAACGGCGGTTGCGCCTATCGTCAACAAAATAATAGGCAGGGGCATCCGTGGGAATCTGATGGAGGTGGCGCGATAAATGGTAACGCGATACCGCGCGTGGATGGGAGAAGAAGCGCTGGAAGACATCGACCCGTCCATCATCATCATCGACATTTCGGAGGATGCGCCGAAGGAAGCAGTAACAACCGAAGCACGCCCCGGCGGGGGAATGTACCTCACCGGGCAGCTTCGGCAGTCCATCACGGTAACAATCGCCGTGGAAATCCACGAAGCAAACACCATCCACAGGCAGCTTGTCCTCAGTAAAATCATGCGCTGGGGCAGCGGTGGACAGTACCTGCATACGTCATACCGCCCGGAACAGCGGTTATACATCGACAGCATCGAGGCAGCGAGTGTTTCCGCGCTTAAGTGGACGGACACGCTGGAAATCAAGTTGACGGCATATCAGCGTCCGTGGTGGGAAGAAGCAACTGTTTCCAAAATGGAAACAGTTGAAGCAAGCAAAAGTGGCATCCTGACGGTTTACAACCGCGGGGAAATGCCCTGCCCACTGGAAGCCGTTTTTGTGGCAATCGACACGCTGACAAACGTTGCAATCAGTTGCGGCAGCGAAAAAATCGTGCTGACGAACATCAGCGTAAAAACGGGCGAGGAAATCCGCATAGAACACGACGAAAACGGAATCCAGCGAATCACGGCGGCAGGGCAATCCGCAATGGGCAACCGAAACGGACAATCTGCCGACGAAATCACGCTAAAGCCCGGAATCAACAAGGTGTCGTTCAGCGGCGACGGGCTTTTGTCGCTGACGGTCACGGCGAGGGGGCGGAAATATTAACTACAAAGCATATGGCACACCGCAGGAAGTCACACTGAAGTCGAAATGGAAGTGCATTCAAGACCCTGTCAAAGGTTGGCAGCTTGATGGGCAGCCTACCATTGGACGTGCAAAGGTCACTTTTCCGGTTGTTCTTCCAGCCGACGCAGTAATCACCTCCGCACGAGTGCACGCCGACTTTCGTAGGGATGTTTTTGGCAACCAGCAAAAGCAGGACGTAAACGATTTACACGTTGACGAGGCTGGATTCGCAACGGTGACGCTCCCGGATGGCGCAAGCACAACGGAATTTGTCGCCACGCTCTCATTTCAGGCGTGGGGCACAGTGCACACCGACCTTAATGAGTACTACATTTCTCCAACTGTCCGCGACATCTACCTCACAATCGACTATATTTCCGGCATCATCCCCGACCCGGATGCAAGCAAAGAATACACAAACAACGTTCGTTTGCCGCGTCTGCTGGACAAAAATCTGCGAGAAATCAAGCGCTTGCGCCCTTCTTCGTTGTCTTTGTCGCTGACAATTGACGATATTTCCACCGCGAGCATGACGCTTGTAGATGGCACATGGATGGATGCAACGCAGTTTGTGGAACTGTACCACATCGGCGGAAGCGTCGGCATCTTCCGCTTGCGCTCGGACACGCAGACATACAGAAATTACGCAACACAGGAAATCAACCTCGACCACGCTATTTCCACGCTGATGGACGGGCTTCTTCCGGAGCAGCTAAAAATAGGCAGTGCATCCGTTGACGCGGTTGACGTGCTGGCACAGCTTCTGACATACCAGCCGGAAACACGCTGGCAGATGGGAACGTGCGAGTTATCGCAACACCTCACATACGACTTTGACGCGGGAACGAACATCTGGACAGCAATCAACAACGTCAAGAACTTGTCGCCCGCAGAAATGATGTGGCAGTACGACTTTTCCACCCATCCGTGGACGCTCAACCTCGTTAATATGCCAAATACAGTCTCTTGCGAAGCGCGTTTTAACGGCGCGATAACAAGCGCAACGGTCAGTACCGACCGCGACGACCTTGTGACCCGTATGTACGCATACGGAAAAAACGGCATCACCGTCGGCACGGTAAACGATGGAAAGGACTACATCGACGCGGACACCATCGACGAGTGGGGCATCGTGTGCGGCAAATACTCGGATAACAGCATCACGGACAAGGAGACGCTGCTGGAGAACGCAAAGAAAGAACTGGCGAAGAAGAAAACCCCGCCAATTTCCATTGACGTTTCACTCGTGGAGCTTTCCGCCATAACAGGATTGCCCTACGACCATTTCCGGCTGGGGAGCATCTGCCGGGTTGCAATGCCTAAATTCGGGCGCTGCTACGATGAGCGCATCCTGACACTTAACGCGGACAATGTGCTGCTTGAGCCGCAAAAGGTGCAAGTCACCATGTCAACGGAGGGCAAGAGCGTCAGCGGCATCATCGAGGCGCTGGGCGGCAAGAGTGGGCTTATTTCCGCCGGAACGGAATAAGGAGGACGCATGAATGAGTTAAATTATACTTGCAACTTGTCTGCCGGGTTGCGGATGACACCGCTCAAAGCGGCGCTCGTGCAAGGCGAAGCAAACGCCCACACGCTGAAAATCGCGTTTGAGAAGGACGGCACGGCGTACAGCATGGATTCTGGTGCAACGATTGTCGGCAGCTTTATCAGGCTGGATATCGTCGCAAGCACGGACGAAAACCCGACAATTCTTCTCCAAGGTGCAGTCAGTGACGGCGTAGCATCCGTGACGCTTTCCGCTGCTTGTTACGCTGTTGTTGGGCGTTTCCGCCTGATGGTCACGGCGACGGTCGGCGAGGACACGACGGCTATCTTGTGGCTTGAGGGTCGCGTCGCGGCAGGGGCAACCGGGACGGTGTACGACCCGGAGAACGTCATGCCGGACATCACAACGGTGCTGGCAAAGGTAGAAGACTGCAAAAACGCAGCGGCAAGCGCGAATGCAGCGGCAGAAAGCGCAACATCCGCAGCGCAGCAGTTTCTGGGAAAGTACATCACGGACGATGAAAAATTGTTACTGCTGGAACTGCTGCAAATGGCGGCATATCGCTCAAACACCGCCGCGCAAAATTATAGCAAGCTATACGCAGCGTGGAAGGATGATGTATCAGCGCTTGAAGAGCAGCGCCCGCGAATCGTCAGCGTTGAAGCGGACAAAACGACAATCGCCGCCGGAGAAAGCGTAACGTTCACGGTGACGCAGAAGAACGCGGCATCAATCCGTTTCCTTGTGGACGGCACAGTAAACGAGCGAATCTATGACGTTCAGCAGGAAACGATAACGTTCACAAAGCAGTTTCAATTTACCGGGAGCGGAACGCGGATTGTTGCATTCCAGGCGGTTGACGCGAGCAGCAACGTCGGGCTGGAATCGGATAGTATCATCATTACAATTAAGGAGGCGGCACAAAATGGCGTGGAATCTAATCCGCAGGAATAACGGCAAGACTATCCACACGGACTATGTTGAGTGGATGTTGGATAGCGCCGCCGACATCTCCAACGGCACAGAGCCGGGGAAGTCTGGAAGCATCGGCAGTCTGGCGTACACCGCCGGATTCGGGGCGATGTGGCAGAAGAACGCGCAGGGTGCGTGGGTGAAGCTGGGAGGTGGCACGAATGGTTGACGCAAGCACGATTGGTGTGATTCAGGCGCTTTATGGCGTTGGTCCGAATGGCGGGATTCCAACGGCGCTGGTGACAGACAAGACGCTGACGCTTGAGAACCGCGCTGCGGACGCAAAGGCTGCGGGCGATGCTATCCGCGCGGTTACGAATACCGCCAACACGCTTTCCGCGCGCGCGAATGTTTTATCTGGCAGTGTGTCCGGCTCGTCGATTACTGCGACGGATTCTTTCGCCGCGCCTTTTGTCGGGCTGCGTGTCTGCGGCAAAAGCACGCAGGACGGCACGCCGCTCCCGACTGCGCCCGTGCCGATTGTCAGCGCGGGTGACGGCGGAACGGTGGTGGTCACGGTGTCGGACGGCGCGAATAATTCGCAGACGCTGACGCTGCAAACGCCGAATGCGCTGCCGGGCATCCCGGTCACATCCGGCGGGAACTACACGGATGAAAGCGGGCAGCAGTGGGTGTGCGATGAGGTGGATTTGGCGCGCTGGGTGTATTTGCACCGCGTCACCAAATTCAAGCTGACATCTTCGATGAATTGGACGAAGGCTGGAAACAATGTTGACCGCTATTTTTGCACGTTCGACGGCATCGATGCAGCAGGAACATTCTGCACGCATTTCAGTGCTGCCATCAACGGTGAAACCGTAGGCGGCATTGCTACCAGCAACAGCAATATCATCGGTTTCGCTTACGCGGAAAGGGGTACGACGACCGTTTCCGACTTCAAAGCATTCCTCGATGCGAACGAGGTATATATCTATGTACCGCTTGCAATACCCGTCAAAACCGCCCTTTCCGCCGCTGAACTCGCCGCGTACAAGGCGCTGACCACCTACGCCCCGACGACCAGCATCAGCGTTACTGATGGCGCTGGCGCAGAAATGAAGTATCAGCGTGACGTAAACATTGTAATCAAAAATCTTGAGGATGCGATTGCATCCATGACGCAAAATTAAGGGGGTATCTTTATGGCAATTAACAGTAAGGCACGGCACGATTTGACGCTGCGCGCGATTAAGCGCGAGATTTCCGCTGGACGCGATGTGGCATTTTGGCTCGATAAGGCATATACGCACCTTGACAACGGGCTGTTTGTCGAGGACGACATCGCGGAAATTGAGAAGCTGGCGCAGGCGTACTATGATTCGCTGGACGCGGCGGAAAATGGTGGAGAAAACACAATCTAAGTTGCAATTAAGTTGCAATTAAGTTGCAATTAAGTTGCAATCTTGCTGCTCAGCGTTTCGCAAATGCCGATTTTTCGGCATTTTTTAAGTTGCACGCAAGTTGCACGCAAGTTGCACGTTAGTACCAAGTTAGTACAAAGTTAGTACAAAGTTAGTACCAAGTTTGAGGAGGTGTCATCATGCCCAAAATCGCAGTATCCGCCATTCTGGGCGACTTCCAGCGGATGCTTGACGAGCACTGGAAGTATACGGCTGGTGCAGCGGAGGCGGGGAACGTTGACTGCTCCGGCGCGTTTGTGTGGTCGTACCGTCAGCACGGGCAGAGCATCTACCATGGCAGCAACCGCATCGCGCGGACGGAAATTGTTGAGCTTGTCCCGATTTCTGCCGCAAAGCCCGGAATGGCTGTTTTCAAGTGCCGGAATCCGGGTGATTCGCGGTATGCCTTGCCGTCTGGCTACAAACAGGGCGGTAAGTACTACAACGGCGATTTGCGGGATTTTTACCACATCGGGCTGATGGGTGAGGACGGAAAGGTTCTCAATGCGCAGAGCAGCGCAACAGGCTTCGTCGCTTCACCCGTCAAATCGTGGACGTGTGCAGGATACCTCAAAAAGGTCGAATACAAGGAGGATACACCAATGGTGGATGATAGCAACGATGTTATTTGCGTCGGACGCGTGACAGCGCAGAGCGGCAGCACGGTCAATCTTCGCGCAGAGCCGAGCAAATCCGCAAAGGTGCTGGAAAAAGTTAAAATCGGCACTTCCGTCAACGTCATCGGGAATAGTGGCGGTTGGCTGCACATCGAGACGGAGACGAATCAAGGCTACATGATGGAGAAGTTTGTCGATGTGGGTATTTCCAAAACGGAAACACCCACGCTTGACGAGCTTGCGGAACGCATCGAAAAGTTGGAGGAACGCGTCACCGCACTGGAAGGCGGGGTAGGTTGAGATGGAGAACATCACCGCCGATAAACTGATTCTGGCGCTGGGCGTGATTCTCGTTCTGCTGGGAGCATACAATACATTTTATACCGCGCGAAAAAATGCTCGTGATGAACGCAAGAGACAGGAGCAGCCAACAAACGCGCTGGCATCCAGCGTATCAGACATCAATCGCAAGCTGGACACAGACAAGCGCCGCCTTGATGGGCACGAAGAGCGCATCGGCAGCTTGCGTGACGGACTGATGGTAACGTGCGCCGGAGTACAGGCACTTTTGGAGCATGAGTTACACAACGGCAACGCCGACGAAATGACGGCGGCAAGCAGGGAAATTGATAATTGGTTGAGGGGCAATGCCCTAAAGGGAGGAAATGCAAAATGAGTGAGAATTTGAAGCGCAAACTGACAAGCCGCAAGTTCTGGGCGGCGGTTGTATCCTTTGTAACCATGCTGATTATGGCATTCGGCGTGGCGGATGAAACCGCAACACAGGTCGGCAGCATCATCATGGCGGGTGCTACGGTCATCGCCTACATCATCGGCGAGGGCATGACGGACGCGGCTGCGGTCGCAGATGGCAAGGATAAAACGAAGGAGTAACGCATGAGCCGCGAAGTCGTATGGACAAAAGCGGTTGTAGATGCTTTTGTGGATGAAGCCTGTTTGTCCGAGGAAGAAGAACTGATTATCAGGTCGCGGGCGAAGGGCTGGACACGCACAAAGCAATCAATACAGTACAATATGAGCATTCGCAAGATTGACTATATTATACACACGCTTAAAAACAAGTACGACGAGGCGCAGAAATACTCCGAGATTTTACCCAAAAGGAATATAAAGAAAGCCGGGACGTAATGTCCCGGTCTTTTTTTTGTTGTACACTATTCTTGCGCCTGACGCTTGCACTCAACGTCAAGTTCCGGATACACCCCCGCGATTTTCGCAAGGGTTTCGGTTTTTAGGCGATGGTACAGCTCTTCCTTGCCGACAAGCCCGAAAAGGTTAATTAATTTGTCATCATATTCGCAGAGGTTATGGCGGATGAAATTAACCATCCAGCGTTCCAGCGTCTCGGTGTTCGGGGACGCCATATCCACATTGCCGTGTTCGAGAAACCATTCTTTCTTTGCGTTCAGCGTCGCCTCTTCCAGCACGGGAATATCCCAGCGCGTAACGTGGATGGAAGCAATGAGGTCATCGGCAATGCCTTCGGCGTTCTTGCGTTTCGTTTCGACGGCTTTTGCGGATGCCGCTTTCCGTGCGGCTGCTTTTGCCGCCATCGTCTGGAACTCCTGCGTCCCCATGACGGAACGCACATCATCCTCGCGCCACAGCTTCATGGGCGCGGAGGAAGCATAATGTGGATTCCGTTTAAGGATAGGTGGCGGCAGCAGCTTATCTATCATGGACTTTGTGAAGCCCATGGACAGAACTGCCGATTGCGAAATAAGCTGTTCCTTTTGCTTTTCCGGCATGGTGTTCTCCTTGTATTAACTTTATTGCAGGATGCTATTTTTTGTTTATTTTTAATACCTCGTCTATTACCGCACGACTTTCGTCAGAAACCTTCTTCCCATTTTCGTAATTTCGTATTGTTCTTTCGGATAAATGCACAATTTTCGATAGCCGTGCAACGGTAAATCCTGCTGCAATTCGCGCCTTGCTTGCTTCTGTTTTCTCTTTTCGATACTTTCTCGGCTTTTCAAGCGAACCGTGTTGCTTCTTTGCTGGCAGATTAGAGGCTTTAAGCGCCTTTGCATCCGCACAAGCATCGGAACAATATACTCGGTGCGCTTTATTTGGTGTAAATGTCTTTCCGCAAGTTGGGCATAAACGAACGCGTATTTCCACCATCTTCTTTTGCGTCTCACCACGCGATTCTTTCCGCCTCTGATTTGTCTTCTCCGCGTTTTTTTTATAGTAATCCAGCGCACGCTTGCGCGTTTGTTCTGCCGCACAATTTGTACACATCACCTGCCGCCCGCTGTTTATAATGTACGCTTTCCCGCAAATCTCGCAGTAGGCAGTTCCACCAATAACACGGCTTTTTCCATTCTTCTTTCGTTCTGCATACTCTTTTTTTATTTTCTTCTTTGCCGCTATGTTGCAAGTCGGGCAACGCTTTGAGCGCGGATAACCCATGTACTTAGCGCCGCAATCCTCGCAGATTTTTTCTTTCACTGTTTCATGAACGTTAAAATGCCCTTTTCCTAATAAGGCATTTGCTTCTTTTGATTCCTTCTTTTTCATCTCAATAGCGCATTGCGGGCAGCAGAAGTACTCCTGCTGCCCGGACAATGGTTTTCCGCAGTTTTCGCAAAGCCTCATTCTTTAAGCCCCCACATTTCCAGCGTATCATCGATATATTCGATGTCGCTCCCTTCGCATTCTTTCCAAGGGGTTCTGGGGTCGCCGATAATCGCTTCGATTTTAGCGATTGTCTCTTCTGACCCTTTGCTACCCTCCTCTTCAAGGTCATTCAGCGCGACAGGATTCCCTTCCGTCGTGAGAATCCACTCGCCGTAGACGGGTTCGACACCCACATACAGCGTGTAGGTGCGACCTTCTTCCGAGCCACAGAACTCGTAGATTTCGGTGTTCTCGTTAACAATAACCTTTTTCATAATGCTTACCTCTTTCTGTCCGGGGCTTTATTTTTTTTGCACCGCCCCTTGACACTATGTATTATATCACAGGTTGCGCAACTTGTCAACACATTTTCAAGATTTTTCGCAAGTTTTTTGCGTTCTGTCAGCAAGCCACTGTGATAGGGCAAGGCGGACAACCGCAGAATCACTCAGCCCGATTTTTTGCCCAATCTCTTTAATCTGCGCGTTCTGCTCGTGCGTCACAATGACGTTCTTAACGATTCTATTCCCATCTTTTTTTAACATTTTTTGTTCCTCTCAGTTTTATTTTTTTTATCCGCGTCGTCCAGCACCAAAACCCCGGTAATGCACGCGGAGAAGTTGCGGGTTTCCTCCCATGCCGCCATCTGCTCAACGGAATCAGATGTTGTACGTCTCGCCGCGGACGTTGAAGGTTTCGCCAATCTTGAAGGGCTGCACGGTATCTTCCGGCTTTTCTTCCTCTGTGCGGACGATTTCCGTGATCTCTGCGTAGGGATATTTCAAAGCCAGCCCATCCCCAGCCATGCCCGTGAAGTTCTTCGGGCCGCAGGAAAGCACCTTCATCGGGTGGTTCTTGTACCGTCCGATGCGGACGATGTAACCCGGCTTCACGTTCTCCCGGCTGTACTGTACGCCGCCCAGCGCGTCCATTGCGTCCTGATAGTAGCCCAGTTTGTCCAGTGTCAGCTCAATGCGTTCCGCCCAGTAGTCGATTTGCTTGGCGTACCCTTCCGCCTTTTCGGGAGAAGTCTTTGAGTACAGTTCGCACAGGTCGATGTTGCTCTTGAACTTGCGGATCGACGCTTCGCATTCTTCGATGCGGCGATTCAGGAACGCACGGTCTTTGAGTTCCACGCGATCCGCAGTCCGCTGTGCAGCCTGTGCGCGCTGGCGGTAATAGTCGGACTTGTTGAACGCGTCAAAGCCCTTTCGGAACGCCTCCCACATCTTTTCGCGCTGGCGCGTGAATGCGCGGCCTGCGGTGGTGTTGATATTGGGTTGCGTGAAGAATGCAATGTCCCCGTGAACGCGGTTGATAGGCGCTTGCAGCGCTTCACCGCGCTTTTCTTCGGCATCCGCCTTGATTTCAAAACGTTCGGCGCGATGTTCGGCGCGCTCCGCCTTGCGTTCCTGCTGTTCGGCAAAGCTCAGGCGTTCGCCCTCCGCGCCGCCGTCCTCCAGACCGAGCGCCTTTGCCACATGCTCCGCGCGCCACAGATTCGGTTCTTTCGCACGGCTGATCCAGCACCCGGAACGGCGACCCCAGAGGAACGTACTCTTGATTTCAGAACGCTGTTCGTCCGTCAGAGCGTCGTATTCCGGCTTGTCGAAGTGCAGCTCCAGCTTGCCGGTTTCGCGATTGTGAATGTAATAGCTATCCACGTCCTACATCCTTTCTTGATTTGAAAACGTAGTATTATCCCCAGACGTGCTGCTGGACGTACTGCCCGCTGTCACGGTCAAAGTGCATCAGGGTTAAATCTACCCCGGTGCGCGCGCACTCCGCCACAAGCGCCGCCGTGCAGGCGGTCAGCCCGGTTACATACACTACCAGTTTCCGTAGCCCAACGAACGCCTGAAGCCGGAGGAACACCTGAATGTCGCTATGGCGGGTGG